CTACATCCCCTCGCGCAAGAACTCCAGACGGCTATCAAGCGCCAGACCACCCACCGTCCGCACATCACGCTGAGCGCGCGCCTTGAGCGACAGGCTGATGGTTTTTCCGGTGATCGCCACCTGCGGGTACCGGCGGTTGAAGTCCTGCATGCGCGCCATCATCGCCTGGCGGCTATCGCCATCGCCCTGGCGCACGGCCATGGCGTAACGATTCAGGATGCTGCGTCGCTCGGTCTTGATCCGCTGCTCAGCCGATCGCAATGCGCTGTTGGTGTCGTAGCGTTCGGCGATATGCGCCGGCAGGAAGCCCATCGCCTGCGCAATCACGTTCCAGGTACTTACCTCATCGACCAGCGAATCACCGCTCATGGTCTGCACGCCCTCCTTCGCGTAGCGTCCCGAGCGCATGGCATCCTTGATTGCCTTCGGCATCATCGTCTCGATACCACGGAACACATGGCCCTCGCCGATCATGCTCATGCCGGTGAAGGTGTTGGCGACCATCGCCGGCGCAGCACCCAGCACCTGCTCCATCCAGTAGAGATATGCATCCTTGCCTTCCATTTCGCGGTTGGATGACCAGAACCACAGGCTCCCCATCCCGATGCGCTCGGTCAACGACAGATCCATCATAGTGCCCGGCACTCCACCCAGCACCGCCGCGGCCACATCCGGCCCCAGCGCCTCCACCAGGCTGCGCTTCATCTTGTCCTCGGCGCTCCAGGGGTCATCGTCGTCATCGAACAGATCCAGCAGTGCCAGCACGGCCGTCGCGCCCGGAATGCCCATCACGCCGGCGAACAGCCCGAACATGGAGAACATGCCCGCCAGCCGCCGCTTGGCCGCATTCTTCACCTGGGCGCTCTCGCCCTTCATGGCATCCTTGAGATCGATGACCAGGCGCGACAGCATGTTCACCGAGTGCTGCCGGAACACCAGCAGCACCTTGGCGGTGTCGCTCTGCATGAAGCGCGCGCGGTTGCCGCTCGAATAGTCGAAGTGCGTTGTCCAGGTCAGCTCGGCCGCTTCCTTGATCGCCGCGGCATGCTCCAGCCCGCTTTCACGCGCCATCCGGTAGGCGGCCATGGCGGTCACTTCCCGGTTGTAGCGCTCGGCGTTGTGGAATGCCCAGCTGATATAGCCCATCACCTTGTGTCGAACAGGGTTGTACTCCACACCCGTCTCACCAACGCCGGCCAGGTCATGCGCCTGCGTCTTGTCGATCAGGCCCATGCGCATGAACTCGGCGAAGGCCTCGGCCTCCTTCCCTTCCAAGCGCCGCTCCAGATGCCCACGGCCCTGTACGAAATCCCTCGATGCCTTGGTCAGTGCAGCGGTTGCTTTCGCCTCGCTGCCAAAGCGGGTACCCAGCACCGGGATGCCCATCATCCAGGTCTGCGTCATATTCACGAGGGCGGCGGCCGGGGTGATGCCCAACTGGTAGACGAACGCCGCCGAGGTAATGTGCTGCGCGATCTTGCCGCCCTTGGGCGCCATCACCCACTCGTGGCGCTTACGCATTTCATTGGCGATCGTCATCGCATCAACCGGATCGGCAGAGGCCTTCGCTTGCTCCTCGACCTGCTCCACCAGTTCATTCATCTCGAGCGAGTGCTTCAAGCGCGCGATCTGGTACGAGCTATGGAACATGCTGCTGGCAAAGGCGCGCATGGCGTCGCGATCGAAGCCCGGCGTTTTCTTCCGGTGGATGAAACCCTTGCGCATCGAGTAGTCAGGCAGCGTCTCCAGATACATCTGCCACATCTGCTCACTGACTTCGTCGCCGTTGGGTAGTTTGGCAATCAGCTCCTGCAGATCGGCGACAAACGTCGGATCAACCGCGCCGGCCAGCTCCTGCTTGTTCGACTGCCGGCCGACGCTCACATCCAGGCCCGGGTAGGTCTTGCGCAGTTGCTCGGCGGCGGCCTCCATATCGGCAGCCCGCTCGAACATCGAGAAGGAAACCAGCTTCGTGCCGTCACGCATGGCCACGAAGTATTCGCCGAAGCGCTTGAGCGGGAAGTACGGCTCATCCACACGCATGCTCTCAAACTTCTTGCGCAGCAATAGCAGCTTGGAACTGTTGCCGGCCCGCGCGGCAGCGACGCGGCGCTGGTAACGCTTGTCTGCGTCCTCGATCGCTTCGTCGAGCTCGTCACCGGTCAGTTCGTCACGCGCCTGCTGGATATCGGCGTCGCGATCGCGCTTCGCACGCTTGATCGCATAGTCACCGCTTTTGCGGATGTTCTCCTCGATGACCTGCTCCAGACCCTCGACCTGGCCCTTGTAGGCGTCACGCACCTCACTGAACATCGCCCGATGCCCCTCGGGCAGCGAGCGATACATCAGCGACAGGCGGTTGTATTCGACCTTCTGCTCCGGCGTGTAATCCTCCTTCGCCGGCTTGCTCGGATCGACGCCCGCCAGGGTTGCAGCGTGCATCAGATCAGCCAGGCGCTGCTCAGCCTTGCGATCGGTCCAGCGCAGTTTCAGCCAGCGCTGCGAGATCGCGTCGTATCGGGTGTGCAGTTCGTTGCGATCGGCATCCATCGCGCGCTTCGCATCGATATAGGCACTCAGCGCCGTCATGGTCCGAGGCGCGAAATCGCGCAGGTACATCAGCGGCAACGCGCCCAGCATGGCGGGCTTGAGATCGGCCAGGCGCCCCTGCAGGTGCCGCTTGGCATTACGTGCGGTCAGCTCGAACGGCGCTTGGCGGCCGATAAAATTGCGCTGGCTCGCCCTGCTATATCGAATGTCAGGGTCGACCTCATCGAAAGCGCCCGTGTTGTTCGTAGCCGACTTCACCTGCGTGTTGTACAGCGCCACCCAGGTGCCTGTATCCCCAAGTTGGATGCCGTCGTACCCCTCGTTCTCCAAGCGCTGCCGCATGGCGACCACCTTCGCCACGGTATCGAGACCTTGCGACTCTACGACGCTCATTCGGTACGGCCGCTTGATCGAGGCGAACAACGGCATCACATTGGCCAAGCCCGGCATACCGTCGGAAGCCTTCACAGCGTATGCCTGGGCCAGATCCGCGTCGCTGGTCAGGAAGATCCCGAGCGATGCCGTCGAGTGTCCGGTACTGCGTCCTGCTCGCCCCTGGTCAAACACAGTGAACTCCTCGCCCGTGCCGTGATACAGCACCAGCGGCTCGCCGTTGCGGTCTATCGTCTTGGACACGTCGGCGGGATTGACGCGCGCCAAGGGCTGGCGTACAAATGAAGACACCTCGGTATTGGCCGCTGTCGACCTCTGACCCTCTTGGGTCATATCGCGCGGAGATACTGCCGAGGCTGAAGCCCCAGTGAAGGCCGGTGTCGTGATCTGAGCATTGCTCACCTCGCCCGGAGATGCCGCTGGGGCTTCGTCTTTTCTGGCCACCGTCACGGTGTTGTAGAAGAACTGTCCCTGGCTGGTTTCACGCACAGTGAAGATAGCCGCCAGCGGCATCCCATCCAGCTCGATCGGCATGATCAAACGATGGAACGCCAAGACATCGGGGCGTTCCTGCTGGTCCAATTCTGCGCCGGCGTACACCGACCGCTCGAAAGATTCGCGCAACCTCGCCAATACAATCTTCTTGGCTGGGTCAGCTGCGCTGGAAGTGGCCTTCTTGACCCCGGACATACTCATCCGAATATCACCCATCTCGGAGTGATGCAGCACTTCGCCCGCCTTAGCCATGCCCTTCAATGCAGCCGTCACAGCTGCCAGGCGGTCCTTCTCACTCATCCCTTTCCAGGCTTCGGGCATCCGCAGCCTCAAGGGCTTCATCGCGTCCAGCCGCTCTTGAGTAGCCACGGCCTGCCAGTCGCCGAACCACTGCTTGAAATTCTTGCTGCGCGCCTGGTGCCATTGCCGGTGGCCGAGCCTCGACGGCTTGCCGTTCGGCGCCAACAGGCGCCCCTGCTCGTCCGTCAGTTCAATGCCTCGGCCAGATCGACCATCGCGCGAGAACGCCGCACGAGCACCTGGCCGGCGGCGACCATTGACGATATCGCGCCGGGCATTGGCCAATAGCGCCTGGATGTCGCCATCGCTCCACACCACACGCATGCCGATCGAGCGCAACACGTTGCGCATCGCCGCCACCAAACGCTTCCAGAAGGTCTGCTCCCGCAGCGTGCCGTCGGCGGCCATGTCGGCCAGCACTTCCTCCATGGCCACGGCCGGCGTGTAGCCGAAGCGCTGTACCAGCGTGTCAGCTTTTTCACGCAGCGGCGCGTGCTCGTTGTACAGGCTCGTCAGCAGCGGCGTCAGGCGCTGGCCGTAGGCACCTTGCAGGCCAGCATGCCCCAGCACCTCATGCTGCAATACGAACGCCGCATGCTTCGCGTCGCGCAGGTTGTCCGCGACCAGGTAGACCTGACCGTCGGCGAAGATACCTTCCACGTCGAAAGCCCCATCGCGCTCCACCTGCCGGCGCTGAGCATCCGGCAGGCCTGCAACCGACTGCACCACCTTGACCTTCGGCGCGTTCTGCCAGCCTCCCGTCAGCCGCTGCAGTTGCAGGCGCAACGGGACGGCCTTGCTGCCTTGCTCGGCTCTACCTTGGCGATAGCTGCCCCTGGAGTACAGCGCGACACTACCGTCTGGCTCATTGCGGGTATCGATGGTAGAGAAAAGCTTATCGAAGGCCTCGTTGACGGGGCCTTGCTCATCTGGCGTCAGGTAAGGGTAGCGGCCGGGGTCACGCACGAACTGCTCAAGCGTCTGCACGTTTGCCAAGTAGTCATTGCGAGCCCCCCGGTCCGCCAGCTTGGCAATCACGTAGGTCTCGAAGGCACGAGCACCACGCTCGATGATGCGCGACCAGTAGCCATCCACGGCCCCCTTGTCGAGTACGGCGGCGCGCTGAGTCATGGGCGACCGGTCAAGGGTCTCCACAAGCTCAGCAAAAGCCTTCTCTACCTGCTGTCGCACGCCTTTGGGATGGTTTGGATCTGGCGCCCAGTTCTCTTCGGCATACAGTGCTGCGCCCGGATGATTGGCTTGGTACATATCCAGCTTGGCGCGGGTCAGTCGCTGCGATGGGTAGCGCGTATTGATCAGCATCGGCTCCGGACGATAGGTGATGTACGCCGTTTCCCGCGCCATCCTGCTGTCGCTCGCCTCGCGCTTGCCCGAAAAGTAGTTGTCGAGCGCGTGAAACCATTCGTGCGCCAGCGAGCCGGCGCCCTTGGTCTTGGTCAGGTTGATGACCACGCTGCCAGGCTCGAAGTGCGCACTGGCCTTGCCACGCCCGCGCGAACCGAACCCGATACCCAGTCGCCCTTCCAGGCTCAGCGCCTTGGACGGCACACCAACAATATCGGCCAGGTCCATGAAGGCATCGTAGGCCTCATTGAGCATACCTTGACGCTCTTTGCCGTCGGCGCCCTGCTTCACCCAGTTGCCGAACTCCACTCCGCGGAAGCCGAACGCCTCCAGAAACTGCTCTGGCGTGATGTCAGTCCCGTCCCGGTAGTCGCGCCCTACTCGTTTGGCATTGGTCGCACGGCGCATGTCCGCCCTGGTCACATTGTCGCGATTCTTCACCGCCTCCCAAGCGGCCACCAGATCGTTATGGTGATCAGCCAAGTAAGCGCGTGCGGCCTTGAGCTCACTGAAGCGCTTAAGCGGTCGGCGCTCTTTGTCACTATCCTGCGTGATGAATACGTCGTCGGTACGCCGGTCGCTGAAGATAGAGAACTTCATCTTCTTCTCGGGCGCTGCCCTACCTTCCAAGAACTCTTTAAGGCTTGGCAGTGCGCTGGCAATCGAGTCATGCCCGTAGAAGGAGTTGGCCCGCTTGTCGATTTCTACCGAAACCCAAGAGCCGGGCACCATCTCACCGCCCTGGTTGTAGCGCCCCTGATTGATCGACACATTGCCAATCCGATCCCACTGAGAGCGGTCCAGCCCCATCAGTGCCTCGATCTTGTCAGCAACGAGTCGCAGGCCCGGACTGAATTCGCGCAGCTTGGCAAGGCTGGCATCGCTGCCCATGTCCGACAGCTCGGCGATCAATTCCCGCGCCGCCTTGACCTTGCCGACCCAGCTGCGCACCCTGTACTCAGCGCGAGGCTTGGCTGGTATGTAGCCGCGCACCGTCTGGTAGGCCGCCGCATGGAAGCGGTCTTCAATTCGGTCAATCTCGCCCTTCGGCCACAGCTCGCTCAACTTGCTGCTCGCAATGGCGGCGTCGTCCATGCTCTCCAGGCGCTCGCGCACCCCGCGCAGTTCGTCCTTGCGCGCACCGCCCAGCTTCTCGCCGGCATCCTCGATTCTGGCGGCAGGATTGCGCTGGTGCGCGGATCCGGCACCAGCATACGCTTCAACTGCCTGGGCAGCGGCCTGGCTCGTCGCAGTCTCAGGGCTCGCCGGCGTCTGGCTCGCTGGCTGTTGCTCAGCGATAACGCGCTCCACCGGCCCCATCTTCAGCTCACGCGAACTCGGTGCCGTCATGTGTGTGCGCTCGCGTTGATCCGGCGCATCCACCCAGGTATCGCCTTGCTTCTGCACGGCGCGCACGGTGACGCTCCAGTTCCCCTCGGCATCCGGCGGGCTGTATGCGATAACCCGGTCGTGGCCGCCATAGCCCGCGACGATGTTGCCCGGTGCGAAATACTCACCACGGGCCTTGGCTTCTGCCTCGGCCTTCTTCGCCAGCACCCCGCGCGGCTTCTTCTGCTTTCCGGCCGGAGCCTTCTCGCTCGGCTCCTGAGCGGGGGCGCTCTCGGCAGCCTGCTCGGTCGTGGAGCTGGGGAATTCGTGCGCCGCTTGCACCAGGTCGCGGATCGGCGCATCCAGGCGAATAACCTTCACCTCCTCGCCCTTCTCGCGTGCCGCCATCCACTGATGATGGCCATCGAGCACATGCCCATCGCGCGAAACGAGGATCGAGCGGTTGCCGCCGGTGTATTCGGCAGCCTGTTTGACCTTGTCACGGGAGAACTCTGCCTGCGTCGGCTTCAGATCAGCCGCCGGCACGGCCTCCTCCTGGTGCTGCACACCCCGGGCATTCAGGAAATTGACCATCGCGCCACGGTGCTCAGCCCGGATCTGTGGCATTTCCGCACGCGGAATGCGCAGGGTGCCCGACTCGGGCGCGAATTCAGACCACCCGTCACCGATGCTCTTACCCTCGATGCTCGGCTGGGTGATCTGCTGTTCAGGCGCCTGAGCCTCGCTCGCCGGGACATCCTGCTGGCTGCCCTCGGTTATGGGCGCCGCTGACGCAACGTCGGCCGGTGCGGATTGCGGTTGCGCCGCGGCTGGCTCCTGCAGCAACGAAGTTTGCGCGCTTGGCGCCGCTTGGCCCGGCGTTCCAGTGTCTTGAGAAGCATCGACAGTCTCCGCTGGTTTCAGGGTCGCCTGCTCGAACGGTTCGAGTGCAGTACGAATGCGCGCACGCTCCCGCGTGAGCGCCGGGGACCAACCGCCACTGGCGCGGGCTTGGCGTTCCAGGTAGCTGAGCTCGTCGCGCAGCGAAGCCTCAGTCTGTTGCCCGGCCTCGAGGCTGAGTTGCTGCGGTGCTGCCGGTGGGCGAGCCTGGCTCTCCTCCGGGCCGGTACCGTTCTGCCGACGCAGCAGCTCGCCCGCCTGCTTGCGGGTCATCGTCGCCAGTTGCTCGTCGCCAACACCACGGCGTTTCAGAATGGCGCGCTGCGACGGCGTGGCGGGTGGCTCGGTCGGCTGTTGGGCTGCGGGCGGTACCGCTGCTGCAGGCTCGCCGGGGCGCGTTTCAACATCGCCCGGCTCCGTCGCCTCTGCCGATGGCACGCTCTCAAGCGGCGCTGCCCGTCCCGCAGCGTCTGTGCCGGCGTCGCCCACCGCGGCGCCCTGCGCTACATCAGCTGCTTGTGCAGCCGGAGTGCCAGGCTCAACCGTCGCACCAACTTCTGACGGCACCTGCCGGTCCGCAGCAGGCGCTGCCGCCGGCAGCAGGCTCGCAGCAGCAGAAAGCGGACCGCTGGCAGGATCTGGGCGAGGCACAGGTGCGGGATTGGGATTTGTATCACTGGCCAGCGGCTGCACCATCTCCGGGGCGGCGGGCGCCCCTTGCTCGGCGGCCAGCTCGGTTGCCGGTTCGGTTACGCCCCATTGCCCGCCCTGCTCGCGCTTGCGGCCCATGTTCCAGGCAGTTTCTGCACCCGATTGACCAACAGACAGCAACGACTCCAGCACCGCATCCGGGATATTGCCTTTGCCGGTGGCAGCCAGCTCGCCCAGGTACTCGCCCAGGCCCTCGCCTACGGTTTCCATGCTGAGCAACGTACCGGCTTCAGCAGCGCGGCGCCGGAGCGTATCGGTCGCCTTCACGGCACTGTCCTGCGCAGCACGCACGGCCGCGCTGATCTCGGGGCTCTGGCGCGCGGCCAGCACCGCCGCTTCGTCCGCCACATCTACGCCGCGGTCTACCAGCGCCTTGCGAGTGGCCGTCTCGAGCGCGGTGGCAGTGGTGCGCTGCATTGCACCCGCGACCTTGCCGCCCACCCCAAGCGTGGCCGCATCCACGGCGGTGATCACCCCGCCCTTGACCGCGCCCTCGCGCTTGACCTGCGCCATCTCCTCGCGCGTGTAATCGCCATCGTCGGCGGCAGCCATCGCCTTGTGACCAGTTTCGATCGAGGCATTGCCCAGGAACATCCCGGCCAGGCCGCCGATAATGCCACCGAAGCCGGCACCTACCGGGCCACCGACCACGCCGCCCACCGCGGCGCCAGCTTTCAGGCCGGCGTAACCACCCGCCAGGGTCGGCACTGAGTTGGGCAGCTGCTCGACCACGGCCAGGCCGGCGCCCGCCGGGTTGTCGATTACCGCCGAGCCGACTGCGCCAATTGAATCAAGCAGACCGGGATCTTCGCCCTTGCTGGCGACATTGGTTTCTACGTCGCTGTAGAACTTCTCCAGCTTTTCGTTCTTCGCCGCCTTCTGCTGGGCCTGCGCGCTCTCGACGACGCTGGCCCCATTACCGGTATAGGTATCGACCGTCGATTCGATCGCGCGACCGGCGCTTTTCGTGCCTTCCCAAAGGGTGCCGAGAACGCCAGGCTTGGGCTTATTTGCATCGTTCGGCGAATCGAATTGATCGAAGTAGTTGCCTGCGGCGGGACCGCCAGCATCATCGAACTGATCAAAGAAGTTTGCCACGTCGCCTCCCGAACCAGCGCCGACATGGCGCACGTCGTAGGGACGCTATGTGACTGGCGGGGACCTGCAACGGAAAGTCACCGCACCGGTTGCCCTAGTAACGGGCCAGAGATAAGGAAAACCCAGGAGAGATAGGTAGGACGGAGCCCGATTAGATACAAAAAGCCCCGCTGAAGCAGGGCTAGGGATGTTTATTCATCTTTAGGTTTCGGGCCGACTACTTCCAAGGCTGCTGCCTTGGCCTCGTCGTAGAGATCATCTGGCATCTCCTCGAAAGACAAGGTTCCTATCCCACGCTTTTCAAGCTCCTCGGCAAGCGCCTGGCTGAACGCGACATCCCACCCACTCAACTCTTCTTCATCGTACTTAGACATTGCAAGCCTCCTAGCTTCGGCGGAAGGAAGATACCAGCATGGGTGGGCTGGATGAAAATGCTGTCTGGCCATCCAGGCTGGCTAAATGCCCAGCTATTCAGTCCCATCGTACCGATCTAAATTCGCTTACTGGAATCGCTGGAAGGAACCGCAATGGCCTATAACCTGTTTGTTGCCTATGACCTCATGAGTCCCGGCCAGAGCTACGACTTGGTTCGCGACAGGATCAAGTCACTGGGCAAGTACCACCAGTTCCAATACTCACTCTTTTACGTCCACACCCAATACAGCCCTACCGAGGCCTTCAATTTCGTCAGCGCGGTCATGGATGCCAACGACAAACTGGCTGTCATCGACGCCAGCCAAGGCATGGTCTCTACTTGGGATCGGCCGCCCATCGACGAGATAAACTCCATCTGGCATATGCCGTAAGTCATATCGGGCCGTGCCACCGTCACCTATCGGTCCCGCTGCAGTACCGATTTTAAGTGGTGGGGTACGTACAGCCAAACTCCCGCTGATCGCCGCAAGATGTGATCGTTGTTGGACCGGCACGCGCGTCTGATTGCTATCGTTCATATCACACCTCTTTGGCTTGGATGCCCATGAAAAAGCTGCTCATCACGGCGCTGCTCACCCTCCCTGCGTTCGCTCAGGCCGACAACTACGCCACCTGCATGCTGGATAAGCTGCCCGGCATCCAGAATGATGCAGCTGTATACGCTGCGGCCCAGGTTTGCAGTGGACGGTACCCCGAGCGCTATTCCTCCGTGCCGCAAGGTGCTGGCCGTGGCTTCTTCGGATACGAGTCGGGTGCTGAATGCGCTCTCGACAAGTCACGGGACACGCGCAGCCAACTTGCCGCATATCAGATCCGCATGGCATGCAACCGGCTGTACGACGAGCGTGCAGCACCTAACTTCTTCGACCAATTCGATCCACCGCGATAAGGCTTATGAACGATCGTTGAGGTAACGAGCCGCTGCCCCTACGCCATATTTTCGATCGAACTCAGCTGCACGCTCAGGACTGGCCTGTAGTGCCTGAATCGCACCGGAAGAAGGTTGTGATGCCTGCTGACTGCTCTGCCCCACCATCTGCCCGGTAGTCACGTCCAAAGTGGACTTGCCCAGAATCGGCGCACCGGTCACTTCGTACCCCATGATCGAGTCCTGCAGCATGTAGCGGTCTTTGGCCGGCGTGGTCAGTGCGTTATAGGCACGCTCGAGCTGGGCGCGGGTTGCAGGATCGAGGTTCGGGTCGGCAAGCTGCTCGCGCATGTCCTCGATACGCTGCTGCTGCGCCAGTTCCATTTCGCCGGTCCGCATTTGCAGCCCAAGGCGCTGCTCTTCCAGGCCGGCCAGTCGCTCGTTGCCGGCCAGCTCCCGTTCGCGCAAACCCAGTTCGCTGGCGGCAGTCCGCTCAGCGGTATCCAGCTCTCGATGACGTAGGCCCAAGCGCGCCTGTTCCGACTCCCTCCGGTCGGCGCGGTCCTGCCGTCGCAAGCCCAGCCGCTCATTCTGGAGTTCTGCAAAGGACGGCGAACGAGTGCTGTCGCGCACGATGGTCAAACCACCGTTCTCCCCGATCTGACCGCGTCGCTGGTCCTGAATGGTTTGTGCGCGGATGTCGTTGGCGCGCTGGAAGCGATCGAGCGCCAGCTGGCTGTCACCAGGCTCTCCCACGGAAAGACCGCCAACGCCGTTGCCCATACGGCCTGCTGGTAACGGGTTGTCATCCGCACCGGCCACGTCGCCGGCGGCGTTACTGAACTCCAGCGTGCCGTCCTGACCGACGCGCCCCACCACGCCGCCGACGCTGGTTCTCTGGAAGCTCAGACGTGGTGCCGCGCCATCGACATGGCCCGAAGAGCTTCGCTCGACATCACTTGCACCTGCCGGGGGCACTGCATCCTGAATGCCCTGGCCAACTGGCTGAGCAGAAGTAGGCTTGAGCAATCCGAGGCCCGGTGCCCCTATAGGCGCCGCTTGTGCTGGAGGTGCATCCTTGACCGCGCCGATAGCCGAGCTTGAAGCGCGATCGGCAATGCCTCGCAAACCCAGGCGCGCCGCCTCGGCCTGCTCTGGGTTCTCCTTCACGAAGTTACCTGCGCGGCGTTGATCGAGGCCGCGGTTCGTGTAGTCAGGCAGTTCATTGGAAAAAGTGACGGGCGTTTCGCCGGTAGCGATCCCGTACAGGCCGCGCGGGACAGCAGTGCCGGCCTTGAGCACGGTCCCATAAGCAGAGCCCGCGACATCACCGACAGCCGAGGCCGCCTTTCGCAAGCCCAGCTTGGTCTCGGCGATTCGGGAGGATGCCCGTTGCATATCGGAGTCGATCCGCTGGCGGCGTTGCTGCTCCGGCGTCAGGGTCATGCCCAGCTGCGGCTGGGGTTGCGCCTGCGGCTGAGCCGCACGCAGGCCGAGGCGCGGTTGTTTTTCGGGATCGAGATCGGTAGCCATGGGGCGCTCCTGCTGAGGATGTGCCCGACGCTATGTGACTACCGCAATGGGTCAAGCGCCCCTGGCTATAGCGGCGTGATGGGCCCCCATGGCCGATCTGAAAAGCCATTATCATCGCTGCTCAGCACTTCCGCTGAGAACACGTGGTCCGTCCAGAACGGTGGTCGTAACGGCGGCGTCTCTCCGATGCCGCTCAACTCCTGCACCGAACCAGGGCGATTTCCATTTGCCCACAGCAGCGCCAGGAACCACTCCCTGGAGAACTCAACCTGAATCGATGGGGTAGAGGCCGCTGAATCGCAGGTCATCTGCATCGCAAGCCCTGCGAGGGTTACGGTCCACTGATTGCCTCGGAGTCTGGCGTATAGCCCTTTTGTGGGAATGTGGAACTTCACCGGCTTACGGCCGAGCTGGTTACAGTGGCGCACGGCAAGCACCACACCGAGGAATAAGCCCCAATCGTGAAGCGGGCCGGATGAATCGTAGTTCGTCTCCCCTAACGCCCACTCCAGATCGCCCGGGAATGCCGCATACACTGACGTTACGATGTGCATGGCCGTCGCGTAGGTCTCCGCCTCCCACTTGCCTGGATCTTCAAGCCGGAGCTTGTTCACCAGGACCGCACGCTGCTCCCCTATCTGGTCCGGAACGGTGAAGCCGATGTGCGCATACACGTCGCTCTCGAATTCTCTCGGATGAACTTGCATGGAACGTCCTTTCTTATCAAACCGGCAGAAAGTAATCGGAATAGGCTTGGAAGCTCCCGCTCGAGCCATCCTCAAATTCAACTTCAAACCCCGAGAGCGGCGTGATCTCCTGCTCAGTCGGCTCGATCGCAACCGCCGTCGATTTTCCTGCAGCTGTCACCACGCACTCGCCGTAAGTACGCATCCAACCCACGTTAGTGGCATGCCATTCGAGCATTGTGGTGAGGCCGACCTGCAGGCCGCTAATACCGGCCCCGATCAGGCTGGAAATCTCTGAGGTACCCGACCCTTCGAGTGCTAGCGGCAGCGCGTATTGCTCATCGACCGAGACCGAAAGGCCTCCGCCACCGGGCGCACCCTCCTCCGTCCAAGGCACCCCTCCCGCTGGAGTCGGCTTTGAACTCCATACCCGCAGCATCACGATTGCGCCGTCATCCGGGTTATCACCGCTGGATCGCTTCGCCGTAGCGGCGTAATGCGTCACGAACTCACCGTCGAGCACCAAGGCAGGGCCTCCCACCCGATATGGGACGCCACTATCAGTGGTCGCTCTGGCGACTGGAAAACCATGGCCCTCGTAGCTGTATCCATTCGTCAGAGCCACTTTCGGTGTGTAATAACCAACCGATGGCCCAACCGTGCCATCACTTCTTATGGGGAGCATGGTCGAGTGCGCCTGTGACATCACGCCCGCGCCGTCCCGCCATGTTTCGCTGTCCGTTCGCACCCACCAGACATAATCCTGCATCGCCATCGGTTATGCCCCCGCGTTGAGGTCGGCGATCATGGCCGCCTGGCTCGATGCTGCTGCGGCAGCGATGTCCCCAAACGCTCGGGTGGCGTTGGCCAGTGCTCCGGCCGCCTCGTTCCGCGGCAGGATGGACGCCTTGTTGCGATCGTTGCTGACCTCCACATCCGCCTTGGCCTGAGCGCTGCGCAGACGCAGTTCCTCGAAGCCCAACTCCACGCGGTAGTATTCCGCCAGCGTCGATTGCAGCGATGCATAGACCTGAGCCTTGGCCTTCGCCAGCTCGACACCGCGCTCTGGCAGATTCACCCATTGCCGATAGAAGTTGGCCAGCGATTGCATGATGCCGAGCTTGAGGGTGATCGCCTGTTGCTCTGCGAATTTCAACAGATCCAACTTGATCTCAGCGATCCGGCGCGCCTCGTCGCTATTGGCACGGGCAATGCTGTCACTGGCCGTTTCTTCCGCCTGCAACAGCGCGCCGATCATCGCACCCGGCGGCAGCGTAAAGCCTCGCGCACTGAAATCCGCGCGTACCTGCTCGGCCATGCTGTCGCGTGCCTTGTAGGCGTTGTCGCGCGCCTGGTGCCACACGCTGTCGAATATCGCCTGCGACTCGGCGAACGGCTCAGCACCTCCCAGGATCGAGCACAGCCACTCCTCGGGCTTGCTCTTCAAGCAGGCATTGATCTGCGGGAAGTATTTGTCGACCCACTTCTCAGCCTCGCTATCCAGTAGGCGCAGATCGTCCTTCCGCTCATCTTCTGGCAGCCAGTCCGTCAGCCCTACTGGCTTGGCCATGTTCGGCTTGGATACCGTGTGCCTGAAAGAGACGGTCCCGACATTGCTGTTTGGTATCCAGTTGGATATTCGGTTTGCCAGTGTCGCGGCCCGGCTTGTAGCCGCCTCAATCGTGTCTGACTGCATCGCAATGATGGTGTCTAAGCTAGCCACGTCCGGTTACTCCGTAGAACTTTGTGTAAGTGCCCCGCGAACCACGCGGCCCCGTAAAAAACGCCCCGTTGCGCGTGCCGAAATCGGCCAGCTTGAACCATGTCTGGCCGCTGTCGGTGCTCATGTAGGTACCGATGTCCGGATTGACGATGTAATCGTTGTTCCCAAGCGTCGTTTCGGCAGAATCCATGAGCTGCCCCGGTCCCTCGTATGAAAGGACCAGCACGAAGTCCGTCTCGCCCTGCTCGGTTGCAATGCCCTGCTGCGGGCAGGTGATCGACGGCAGCTTGTGCGTCCACCCCCATGCCGGAACCATCGCGCGGCGATACTCCAGGCTTCCTGTCTCTTCGTCGTACAGGATGAAGCCGTTGTTTTGCCGATCAGGCGGATATGCCGCGGCGCTGACGGCCAGTTTCTGCGGGGCCACCTTCGTCGCATAGTTCAGCGATGCGTACTCGAAATACTGCATGGGGCGCCGACTTGGAGTCAGGCGCGAATCGCCCGGCAGCGGTCCGAGGTACCAGGGCTGCGTAGATGCGCCCAGCTGTTCGCAGGTAGCCGATGCCAACAGCCCATCCTCGCTGTATATCCGCAGCTCAGTAGGTACCGCTGCATGCGCGTATTGCAGGTTGTACCCAAGCGGACTGGCCAGCGACAGGTTGTCCCGCCGGCTGCGAATGAAGTAGTCGCAACCCGCGCGGTCCATGCGGTGAAACATCACCACCGCCCTATGACCGTCACGCAACCGCTCCGCGCCGCGAATTACGGGTATGTAGGCGATTGCCGGATCTGACTCGGCAGGTCTCACGGGCGAATTGCCGGCGCACACAACGTCGTGGAACAGCACTTGCGGCGGATGAACGATCGGATTGGCACCGTTGGCCTTGTCGACGCGGATAGCTGCCAGCGTGTAGGCATGGCACATATGCGGCCTGTTTTCCGTGTCCACGAACTGCCGGCCCAGCAGTGCCACGAAGAACACCACCAACTCGCCAGTTTCAGGGTCGAATGACACGCGCATCGAGTCGATCGAGTTCTGGCACCATCCGCCCAATTCGGTTGGATGCATGGGCTGGCCGGGCTGCTCGTTGGCGCGCGCCACCTCATACCAGCGATCGAGCCAGGTCTCCACGCGCAGCCGTGGTTCGCCAGCGCTCGACAGCTGGAACAGCTCTGACCAGTCAACCCGGGACTTCATCCGCAAGCCTTCATTCCAGGTGATGGCCGCCGGATCCAGGCGCTCAGTGATGCGCGCACGCAGAAAGGCGATGCCGTTCAGGCCGCAATCATCGCGCAGGTAGGTCGCGCTGACTTGCCGAGGGTGCGCGGCGGTCGCCGTGGTTGTCACCACAGGCATGTACCCACAATCGCGCTCGGCGCCTTCGTAGCTGCCAGGGCTGGTATCGGGTTCTGGCAGTGGCGCCGCATCGGCTCCCGTGGGGAATCTTGCCGCGGTCACTCGACACAGCTGCGGTACTACTGCGTTGGGCCTGGTTTCGGTCGGCTCGTTGCCGCCCCAGCCAGTTTCGTTATCGAACACCTGGAGCGGCAAGTGGTGGCCAAAATGGCAGCCGTGCCGCGCGCGGAAAAAGGCCTCCATGATTCGCAGCACCCACGTACTGCCGCCGTTAGCGGGCGAGGAAATCGCGACGATCGATTCGGAGCCGTCGGGATACTTCGTGCCGTATCCTGACGGCACGTCTCCCGCAGGCGCCATCGAGAGGCAACCGAACCCAATGCCGCCAGCGTGCTCGTCGACCCCACTGGGGCGCTGAGCGAAGTACAGACCCGATGAGGTCCAAGAGAACAGCACATTATCCCGGCCACCCTCGGCCACAAAGTTCTCCGACATGCACAGCTCCGAGCGAATGCCAATTCGTCGGTCTGACGCTCCGGAACCGCCGGGGATATGCTGCGGACCCTCCCCCGAAGCGGCGCCGGCGTAGACATAGCCATGGCGGTACAGGTGCCGCGGCCCGGCTGCACGACCCACGTAGACATTGAATGAACCGGTGGCCAGCACGCGCACAAAGAGGAATGCCGTTCCAAGGTCCACGATCGATGCGACGCAGCGACGCCCATTGCGCACCGCCTTGACCAGGTAGCCGTCCACCACCTGCTGCAACGAAGTGGTGCCGCCAGCGTCGTCACCCAGCTCGCCGACGTGCCCGGCCTGCATGGTGCGCCGTGCCAGGCGCTGCGCAGCCGGCCGCAACCAGCCCGCAAACGGCGCCATCACCTTGATCGTTACGCCCTTCAACGGCGGCCACCGCGCCGGCGAGTCGTGGCGCCTACCAGAAACTCGACGCTGTCGATCGAGGCGTAGGAAGCGTCCACCAACTCCAGCGAGAGCGACCAGTTACGCGCCGACACGCCCTTCCCCAGGTCAAATCGGTAGTTGTCCCCGCGCGGGATCGCTCGATACACATGTTCGACACCATCTGTTGTAGCCCGCAGGTAAAGCTCGCCATCCGTGCGAATGCCCACGAAGGCATGGGCGATACAGGACTGTCGCTCGGCACCATAGCTGGATGTTCCCAGGTCCAGCAGTGCGGACAACGTACCGCCTTCGGCCAGGCGATACAGGCCGTCCGCGCCGATTGCCCACAGCTGATTGCCCGCTCGAGCCATATGCGTGAACTGTTGCCCATCGTATTCGGCCAGAGCGCCAGTGATGATGTTCACCGCGTAGCCCATTGCGGCGTTGCCGGGAAAGAGCGCATCGCTTTCTTCCGTCACGCCATCGGCTGAAAGTGCCGAGTAGCGCACCGCGCCCCGGCAGGTGACGGCCGAACGGATGACCGCAGCCATCTCACCCGCAAGGCCGACCTCGCCGGAAATCGCCACCATTTCATGCATGGCCGCACTGGAAAGCATCTGAACCTGTATCGTCGCCCCTGCGCGGATCCCGTCTGAAACCATCAAGAGGATAGGCTGGTCCAGCTCGTAGTTTTCCGCGATCAATAGCGCCTGGTTCATCGATATGCGCCCCGACACCAGCTCAGCCGTATCAATCGGAATCACCGCGCCCTGATAGCCCGAACTGGGCCACACGCCGCCCACTGCGCCGTAGGTTGTTCGCGGCGTGTCGTCAGAGAATCCCGTAATGAGGCCGTGAATCGGGCCCTGCTGGGCGTCGACCGTGGCCACCTCGCCAGTGATCCCGTGGATGTACACGCCCGGGCGCGGCGTAAGGCCACCGGCTGAAACAAACTCGATCGGCTCTGGCCCTAACTTGGCACTGAGCACAGGCCGTGCTACGCGCCCGCTGGCGAACGCATAGGCTTGGTCCGTGATGATGCCCGTCAGCTTCGGCAGTCGCCCGGCTACGGAACCCGTACTCCTACTGCTGGCCTCCAGCCCCATAGCGGGCAACGGTAGGCGGCCAATCACGCCGCTGTAGTCGGCATCGTAGATGGTCGCCGTTGGCCGCGGCAGGGCCCCCGTCAGCGTGCCGCTAGTAGCGACCGCAATGGATGCATCGCTCGCATAGTCTTGGTCGGAATACAGCACAGCGGCGCCGTACAGCACGCGGCTGTCCTGCCGCAGCGTGGTATGGACCAGCTGATCGTCCAGCAGGTAGTAAATGGCATCACCTGCGCGCTGGATGGTGACCGTCCACGGCTTATTGGTACGGATGCCCTCCAGCACCGCGACTTCCTTGCCGGCTTCCACAATGCGCGCTTGCTCACGCACCTGGAACCGCACTCCGTATTCGATCCAGCTTTCGTTCCGTACCGACGAGTCCCGCGCAATGCCGACTATGGCGCCAATGACGCCGGCCGGCACCGTGCAGGTGAACGCAGCCCCGATCGGGACCTGCTCAACGGAGCGGGCGCCGCCATCCCAACCGGCCGCACCCTGAACCACGACGGATCCCGGTACGGCAGGCTGCGCCTGGACGGGCGGAAGGCCCACCTCCTGCCAGACGCGTTTAGTGGGATACCGCATACCCAAGAGCTTGCGCGGCTTGCCCTTGTAGTAGTCGATATAGACCATCATCTGCAGCGGGCCGGTGATGACCGTCACCCAAGCATAGTGCCTTGTATCTGGCCGGCCTGGCAGGGCTGGACTGCCTCCTACGACGGTGCGCGTAGGCGATTTACGCAGGAGGTTAACCACGGCTCAGACCTCGGGCATGGTCAGGTAGAAGTGGTCGATGGTTTGTACGCCGCCGGCGGTCAATTCGGGGTTCGAGAGGTTCATGTCCGAACCGGCGACGTCCACGCGCCCCTGGATGCGGTAGGAAACAGCGCTCACACCGTCCGAGTCCTCCGGCGCAACGATGCGGAAGAAGGACGCACGACCACTGACCAGGACATTCCCCTGCCAAGTCTCAGCGGATGCCTTGGTCAATGTGCCGTTGGTGGCGCTGTCTTCAAAGCCGAGGCCAGTGGCGCCGCCGTCAAGCGTGATGGTGCACAGTTTGACGGCCGTTCCCACCGCATCGACAGGGGATGGCGGAACAGCGCCGCTGTAAATGCGGATCTGGCAGCCCGTCAGCAACTGGCGGAGCGGGCCCACTGTCATGAGGGCGTTACGGATACCTTCGGAATATTGCAGCATTACAGCCCCCTTAAAGGTCGTTGGAAACGTAGGTAATCGAAGCGGTGATTTTCAGCGTCAGCCCCGCATAGATGAGTCGCGGGGTTGTGAAGCGGACGGCCGATAGCAGCAACCCGGTGACCGAGCCCTTTTCGGCGCTCGACGCCATGAACGCGCCGTAGATGGTCTGGTCGACGGTGAAATTGAACTCAGCCCGTGCGGCTTCGTTGCTGTAGGTGCCCGCGTTGTCGTAAGCCCGATCCCACAACGGCCGCGTTTCCTCGCTGTATTGGGTGAACTCGCCCAGTACAGCTGGAATGTCTGCCGCCTTGGTGGCGCCCGTTGGGAGCGCGTTGTTCCGGAACAACCCCAGGTAGAACGCACCGATAGGCTCGGCATCGCCGAATGGGGCTTTTATCAGCTGATGGATACCCAACAGTGGGATCAAGTTGTCATCGGCCCAGGCGTCCACCACCTTGCCGTCGTGATCGGTCAGCTCCGCGCTATAGCGGAAGCCAACCGGGATCTTTTCACGCCCGTTCATCTGTCACCTCAATGCTCCAAGAATCGCCTACGGCTAGGCTGTTCGGCCGGCTCTCGCGTAGCGAAGTAACGACCCGTTTTGTTCCGTTGTGCTCGATGTAGCCGGCCGCCCCCTCGCATGCCTGGCGCGGCGCGTACTTGCCCTGGTTGAGTTGGTTGAGCGAGCCGTCCGCAAACCCGATGACCTGGCCATACGGGGAGAACCACGCCACGGTCTTGTCGGGAAGCGCTACGGCCGTGCCCGCAGTAGCGCCGAAGTCGGCAACGGGGCGCATGCCGACTTGATCGGTGCCGACTCCCTCCATGAAGTAGGTGGCGTTTTCGGTTGCCACGAACAGGGCTGTCGTGCTGACCGGCGCAAGCAGGGCTATCGGCGAGGGGAATTGAGCGAAGCCCTTCACCCGATCGACAAGGTGTGGCCGCATGGGATCCGTGTTGTAGAGGTAACTGCCTTGGCAGCCCACCAGCATCGAGCCGACTGTGACCAAGTCCGACACAATCGGCATCGGGATCATCCCGCCGGTTGTCAGCTGACGCGTGTTCCCCGCAGGCGGCGCGATCAATAGCACCTCGCGCGCATCACCGACGTGGTAAAGGGTTGCGCCATTCGCGACGGATTGGTAGATCGACACAGGCTCGCCGCTGGCCGATCGGGCATGTATGCCCGAGCCCTCGGGGAGCGATAGGATCATCACGTCCGCGCCCGATTCGTGACCGCCAGCCTCCACTGTTGCCGCCACCTTATAGATTCCAGCAGGGAGCGCGCCGGGTACCACACGCAGCTCAAGCACGGGGTTATCCGCGCCCCAGGCAGCGACAACGCTGCCGTCAAAGGTCAGCCGGTCTTCCAGGGTGCGAACATGCAGCCGCCCGTTAAGCTCGGCGCCGGCAACGTCGCCTGCTGCTGCGATGATTGCGATACGCGAGCGCTGCCCAGTGTTGGTGTTATGGCTCCACAGCGAATCGCCCTGCGCGAATACCAGCCGATTCTCAAGGGCGAACAACGCGCGAGGCGCTGTCAGATCCAGTTCCTTTACAAATCGAGGGCGCAGCTCAAGGGTGCCACCGTCAGCCGGCTCGAGGTTTACGAGTCGGCGGGCGTAGCCTTCCGGCAATCGGTGTGGCTGAGCAATATTGTTAGAGCCAGCACTCCAGTTGTTTCGCCGAACGCTGTCCACGTCGCCGACCTCTTTCCAAAGACATGACGGCGACGCTATGTGACTAATGGAGCGCTGCAAGTAGTTAAGCGCAAGCGGCTCGAATCAGACCACCAAGGTGGCAGGCCTGACGCAGAGGACCAAGCTCATCAAGTGGCGCATCGACCTCTCGGATCGACGTTCAGAGCTTGTTGATCATCCGGGGTAGAAAATAGCTTCCCTCCTAAATCGCGAAGGGAAGCTTCTCTCGGGATGTAAAGCAGAACTACTACACGAAGGGAAGGAACAACTGGCTAGCGTTGAGGTAGTAGCCGACATCCGTTCCTGCTCGCCAGACAGTGAGGTCCATCCAGAAGGACGTTCGGGGTGGGACGGTAAGCACCACCTCCCTGTTATCCGTGCCTTGCTGGCCTACGGTCACATTCAGCTTGTCGAACCCATACGCCTCTACGTTGGCGATGGTGTATCCCGATTGCCAGAATACCGATGGGTCGAATATGACCGTCCAAGGATGTTCGCTGCCGTTGAGAAGCGTGATAGGCATGCCGTCGTGAGGCAGTATCTCGTCGCCCCAGAGCTGCCCTGTATCAGGCACCAGAGCGGGCAATCTGAGGGTGCTTTGTTTGCCCTCTTCCGTGAACTCATCTGCGTGCATCGCGTATGCGCGCATCTCAGCCGTAAGGACTGTCGTGTACACCAACGGTGTGCCGATGCCCCAAGGGCGAAGCGGCAGAACCATTCTCGCCCACGAGAGGGTTGTGTCGTCGTAATCCAGGAACGCCACCCATTCGCAGGTAGTACCGTTGTTATCCAGCTGTATGCACTTCTGCCCGAGTCGAGCTGGCGGGGTCGCGGGGCGCGAGATCAACGCTTCGTGCGAAGCGTTGCGAAAATCTTCGATGAGCGTGTCATCCCCACCGCCCCCACCAGGTGTCAGATCACTGAGCTTCTGCTTCTCGGCGTCGGTGAACGCGTTCGTGTCCGGGTTCGATTCGTACAGCGTCTTGATCTGCGCGGCGGTCAACGGGCCAGCCGATCCGCCCTGGGCAACCCACTCGCTGTCGCTGTCGTCCCAGATGTACCGGGCGACGCTCTCGCCTTCGCCGGCGTCGACGTCGGCGTAGTCACCGGGCACCGGATCAGTGGCTCCGGCCTGCAGCGCGGAGAGCGAGAGGAACGTGCCACGGAAGTGCGATCCTTCCAGGCCTGCCAGCTTCTGCTTTTCACCGGTGGTGAAGTCGTTAGAGGACAGCCCCATACCCTGCGCTACGGAAACCTTGTCGGCCAGCCCATCGGCCAGCTGCTGAGTGGTCGCATAGTTGCCCCTGGGCTGGTATGCCTGATCGGCCTCGGCCTTAGACATGCCCTTCTCTTGCAGCACCCAATCGTCCACTGAATCGATACCCTTGGCCAGGTACTGCTCGCCAGTGGTGATGTTGATGTAGTGCGCGCCGCGGCTGGGCGGTGCGTCTGTTGGAGGGCCGCCCCCCTCTATAACGTGGTCGATAGTCTCGGTGGTCATACTGCTGCTTCTCCACTGGTAAGGATCTGGCCGGCGCTGTTGGTCAGCAACTCGCCGTTTTGGTGGGTTAAGGCGTTTGCCGGGGTGGTACCGGCGTTCGCTGCGAAAACCAGATACTTGCCACTCGCCGATACCAGCAGCCCGCCACCGGGGCCGGCCAGGGCGTTCTCTGGAATCTCCGGTTCGGGGTCCGGGTCAGGGTTTACCGCGCCATCCTCCAGCGCCTTGACTCGCTCGGTGATGGCTTGCAGCTGCCGCGCCAGCGCCTCGACCTCGGCGCTGCTGGGTAATTGGCCGGCGTCATGGGTCACGCCATTGGTCAGAGTGATGATCAGGTGCTTGTCTTCGTTGATTCCCACTGACGCCACACTGACGCCATCGACCCCGCGCCGGCTGGAGCCGCCGATGACGATCGGCGATCGCCCCTGAATAATGATCAGCCCCATACCGTGACCTCTTGACCTACCGTGACTTTGCTCGGCGCGATGATCGACACAACCGAGCCGTCTGGGCGGATCGCCTCCATGTCGTATACGGCGCGGTTCCAGGTGATCGCTTCGGTAAGCTGATGCGACAGCTCCATGACGAACGCACTGCCCGGCACGTCGACGGTGATGGTGCCGTCTGTCTGGTCGGCCGGATCCGAACTGAACGTCAGCAGCACCTGGCCGCCGATGCGATCGCGGATCTGCGCGCGCACCTTCCAGCCCGTGATATCAGCCGGGCGCGGGTAGACCAGGACGCTAGGTCCACGGAACGGCCTGGCGCCGGCCAGGTTCAGTTCATCGAATTCGAGAGTGTCTTCGTCGACCACTGCCGGGGTCAGCCACTCGCCATCGGGCGTATTCAGCTCGCTCGGCGTCCTGGTGCTCTCGATGCGCACCGGCCAGTTGCTGGGAACGCCGTGGCCTGCGGCCGCAATGCGCGCCGGCGCCTGGTTGGTAATGGCGGTAATGGTGCGGTAAAGCAGTTCATCGTCCGCGTACATGAACGGCTGAGTGAACGTCTTCCCGCGGACTATGTGCAGATCGTAGGTGGGCGCAGTCATTGGGGTAGCCCTGAGCTATTTCCCGATGACGCTATGTGACTAGGTGCGAGACGCAAGGCGAAACACGGCACCGGCCCCTCGACCGGCGCCGCTCGGCTCAGTAGTACCCGACGTTGGCTTGAGGAACGTCTTCGCGGGTCTGTCGGCGCAGGTCGCTTCCGGGCCGAACGCCAAAGTACGCGGTGAACGCCCGCTCCGCCTCCGCAGCGCGCCCTAGGTCCAGCGTTTCCGCGTCCGGCACGGAGAAGGCGCGGAACAATGCCCAATCCAGCAGGTTGCGATGTTGCGCTTCGTGAATCTCGAAGCTGGTCGCCCCGGCCGGACTGTTGGGTAGGCGGTAGCCCTCCAGCAGCACGGTACCGGGCGCATCCGGACGCGGCACCAGGCGCAGCGATGTTTCACCCTGGATCGCATACTCGACACGGCCTACGCGATCGCGCCAGTCCTGCACGGTCGCGTCAAGGTACTCGCTGGATACCAGCTTGATCGGGCGCCGGCACGACGCGCCGTCGTCAAGGAAGGCAATGTGATCGATCTCGTAGAGCCGAGGGTGGAGCGGATAGACCGCCTCCTCTGGCGCCACTGCGATTTCGCACATATCCAGATCGATCGACTCATGTAGCAGCCGACCGCGCACGCAGGCCTCTCGCTCCGCTTCCTCCAGCCACCGCACGACATCAGCCGTATCCCAAAGGTAGGGCGCCACCAGATCCTGAGTCGCGATGCGGAACTCGCGCACCAGCTCGTTGCGGTTCATTACGCGATCCCGAACTGATCGATCCAGGCGAGCACCTGGTTACGCAGGTCGCCTACCTTCTGCCGCTTGTCCAGTTCCTGCTTGAACTGAGTGCGCGCGTACTGCTCCAGAGCATCCTTGGTCATCTGATTGACCTGATCGCGGGCATCCTGCAGTTGATTGATCTGGGCGTTCTGCTCGTCCTGGCGCTTCGCATGCTCGGCCAGGGTTGTCTCGGTGTCGTCGGCATCCGCCTCGCGAACACCGGCCACCGCAGTGCTGGGAGAAAACACGTCAGGATGGCGCAGGAACTTCTCTGCGATCTCTGCCGGCAGCACGCGGGTCTGGCCCTTGCTGAACGTCAGCCCAGTGCCGTACAGGCGATCGGTGAAGGATTCGCGGCGCCCGATGAAGGTCACGGCCTGCTCGCCGACGGCCACAGGCACAGCTGCAGGCGCAGGCTCGACAACGGCGATACCGCCCTCGCCCGTCTTCGCATGCTCCACTTCCACCTGCTCGGCCAGCGCAGCCATCGCATGCACCACGCCGCGGAAGATGTAGTCCTTGGCCTTCTGTTCGGCCGGCAGCTCCGCGTAGGGCACGCAGCAAGGGTGAACCTTGTTCTCCGGGTCTTTCGCCTCGCCATAGACCCAGCCTTCGGCGACCTTCTGTGCGAGCCAGGACTCATGCGACTGTTCCGGGGTGGCCTCCGGGTTCGCCAGGTGCATTTCCACGCCTACCAGGGCGCTCTGCTGCTGCCACTCGGGCGCCTCGGCCCACACAGGCTGGCTGTCATCGCCCAGCGACTGGCAATAGGCACGGTTGGCCTCATGCGCAATGGCAGCAATGAGAAGCGGTGTGATGATCTTCATGTGATTCTCCGATGAAGACAGGGGGCCGAAGCCCCCGATCCACTTAGCGGGCGCCGGTCAGCTCGCCCTGGATGACGATATCGATCTGTCCGGCCTTGGCATTGGCTGCCCCGGCGATGGTCAGGATCAATCGCGCCGGCTTCGGCAGGGTCACAAGGGCCTTGCTCGAGGCATTGCGCAAACGGGCAGCGGTTGCCAGGTCGAGGCCGGCGCCAAAATAGGCAGCGTCCTGCGGCACAAGCGCGTCGTTCTCGCCGTCCTCGTACTTGAAGCCGAGCGAACCGGTAACCTCGGCGGTGAGACCGCTGGAAATGACCACCAGCGCATCATCCATGCGGAAGCCGGCAGGCAGGCCACCGAGGTCCACAACGTCATCTACGGCCAGCGCGGCAGCAGAGTTGGAGTTGGCCGCCGCGCCCTGCGCAGTGGTCCTGAGGTGGAATGCCAGCGACGTGGTGTTGCCGTAAGCACCGGCAGCACCGCCGAACTGGCGGCCACGGAAGTGGCTAACTTTTACTTCGGCCATGATGGGCTCCTATACAGTTCAGGGTCAGGGTTGGGCCGGTGTTACCCGGCCCGGCCCATCAGTTACGCGCACCGATGATCGGCACCGCAGTGTCGATCACGGTCACGCCGTAGTCGGTGATCTGCTTGCCGTCGCCATGCTCGACTTCGAAACGGATCTTCGAGACGCCACGGATCATGCCCAGCAGCAGCTCCACCTTGTCGCCATGGTCCAGCTCCTTCTCGCTCCAGAAGAACGGGATCTTGGCCTTGTCGCTCGACGCGAAGGCCTCGGCTACGGCCTGACCACCCAACAGGATCGAACGGTCGATCGCGAACTTATTGCCGAACGACTCGGGCACGATGACCGAACTCTCTTCTTCGCTGTCGAAGCGCGCGCAGTACTTGATGACGTCGCCGGCATAGAAGCGGATCGGCTTCGGCATCTTCACGATCAGGATGTTGTTCCACAGCCCCACGTTGCCGCGGAACAGCGGGTGGTTGTTCGCCAGGCCGGCACGCGCCAGGGCGTTCGCCTGGATCTGGCGGAACGCCGGGTCCTTGGCGAACTGCGAGTACTGCGCAGGCGATACCAGCTGTACGCGAAGCGGCTCGTCCTCGGCAGCCTGGTCACCCTCGAAGATCACCGCCGGCGGCGGCAGCGCGATCTGTTCCATGTACGTGCGCACGCCGTCCACGGTATCCATGGAGAACATGTCGGTGGTGGTCAGGTCGATTTCGCCGGCATTGACGGCAAACGGCGTGATGCCATTGGTGCCGTCGCTGATGAAATGACGGTTCTTGGTCGGCGCCTTCACGCGGTTGACCATGATCGAATCGAACTTGGCATCCGCCGTGGTTGGCACCGCCCATTCGATGTTGTCGTGGAAGCCACGCGCGCCCGCCATATGCACCAGCAGCGACTGGTCGCAATAGGCATCGGCCAGCTTCTGCGCTACGGGCCGGCCCAGCTTGCGGAAGTCCGCCGGGCTGCGGATGGTGGTCATGGTGTCGCCCAGGTCGATCGGGAAGCGCGCCTGGTTCACGCGCAGCCGGTCTTCCGAGAGCTTCAGGCCAACGCCGCGACCTTCCGCATATTCACTGCCCATGATCGGCTTGGCGCCAACCGGGTTCAGCAGGTGGAAGGTCACCTCGTCACCCTTGCCCTTGCCCAGGTCTTCACAGCGCACGATCGGCATGTGCTGGGTCGACTGCCGACGCAGGGTGGCGGCGGCGCCCGCGGTGCCCTTGGGCATCTTGCCGGTCAGGCGGTTGAGCGTGGTGTTACGCTGGGTGTGAGTGGCAAACAGGCCGACCGCCTGCTGCACCATTGCACTTGGATCGCCATACGGCGTGTGGGTCTTGCCGGTCATCATGACCTCCTAGCAATATCGGGACAGTTGAGGGGCACGCGGCCCCGTTGGCTCACAGGCTGCGCGACAGGTATTCCTCGATCTGTGCGGGCGTCATGTTCGCCATGGCATCACTCAGCTGGACGGCATCCATCTGCCGCATCGCCTCATCACGCGCCTGTGGCGCCGCACCTCCCGGAATGTCCGAAAGGCTGGCTGGCACCGCTGGGCGCGCATTGGCTACAGCTGCTTTGGCGGCGGCTTTCACGTCCGCTGCCGGGGTGGGTTGCTGAGTCGATCCAGTGGCTGCTTTGAAGGCATCGAGCATTTCCACCGCCTCCGCGGCCGTCCCGCTCTGCATCACCTGCTCGAATCCGCGACGCACGAAGCCCGGCTGGCTGGCAATCCAGTCGGCCAGCTCCTTGCTCTCGATCACGGAATCGGCATCAGCGTGCTTCGCGTAGATGGCGGCCCAATGGGCCTGCTCGGCGGTCTGCTCGGCATCGGCCTGCTGCTTCGCCTTGATGGGTTCCAGCGCCTTGGCCACGGCGGCCTCGACACGAATATCCACCAGAGCCTGCACGCCCTTGGCGAGCGCTTCTTCGGAGAAATCCCCGAACAAACCAGGATCGATGCCCTGCTCCATCGCTTGCTCGGCGATAGCCAGGTTGGCGTCGGCTTCCGTTGGGGCTTTGCCGTCATCCGCGCGCTGCTGAGCTTCGGCCCGTAGGCGTTCGATTTCGGCATTCGCGGCTTCAAGCGCGGCCTTGGCCGTCTTCTCGCCCTCCCGGGCTTGAGTCAACTTCTCGTAGGGAATGGTGTGCTTGCCGTCCTTCGCCAGCACCACGGCGTTTGCCGGGTCTGCCTCGGGCTCCTGCTGCTCCTTTTCTTGCTCCGCTACGGTTTCCTTGTTGTCGCTGCCTTCCGGTTCCTGCGCGTCATCAGTGGTAGCGCTGGGCACGCCACCATCCTCCGGCGACTCACCGCCGGTATCGCCCGCTTCGGCCAGCTGGATCAGCTCAGCCGCCTGTTCAGCCGTCAGGTTCCCGTCTACTGCGTGCTGCTGGATAAACTCGTCGGTTTTCATCTACCTCGTCCCGCCACATATCGCCGTGGCCGCAATGGGTTACGGTGGTCTCGACAGACGAAACGCCCATCGACACAGCGGGACGCTATGTGACTCGGGAAGGGCTGCAAGTGCCTGGAACGAAAAAGCCCGCACAGGGCGGGCTTATAGCGGGGCGGTAGTGGGGAGAGTCAGTCCGGCGTAATGCAGCCAGCAGCCTTGATCACCTCCGGCAAGGTGGCTGCGACCTGGTCATAGGCGTGATTGATGCCAAGGTAGGCACCGGCCAGAACGCAGGCCAGGCCGAAGCCGGTGATCTTCAATACGCGAGCGACGGAGCGCTTCATGGCAAATCCTTTTGCACGTGTGGGCCTTCGAGGATAGCCCGGCGACCGCCTACCGTCTGTGCGCACCAGCAAACTGCGCAGCAAGCCGCCCGCCGATAACGGGCCGGCCCGCATCAGTTGCCGGAGCTGCGATCCTGATCGCTTTTCGCTTCACCTGGCTCGCAGACGCAGAACATCATCGGCACGTTGGACGGATGTGCTGCAACCATGGCCTCACCTACGAGCTGCACGGGCAGGCCATTGATCTTCAGCGTGGTGCCTGGCTTCAAGATAAGGCGCACGAGATCGTTCGGGCTATCCGCGATAGCGACGTTCTGAGCGCAAGACTCTGCGGCCTTCTCCAGCGCCTCGGTCTTCGCCGCCTGGCCTTTCTGGTAGGGCATCCATGCGACATAAGCGCCGTCGGGCGCAGGCTGCTGATCATCATGCACCAGCAGCACGCTGGTCTTGCCGAACGCAACGCCATTGGCGTCGAAGTAGGTGATGTTGATGCAGGTGTCGGTCCACACACGAGTAATGATCGCCGCCAGCGGCGAACCAGGCTCCGGCTTGGCGCCTTCGTCGAGCATGGCGGGGAAGTAGTGAACGACGCGGCCTACGGTTGGTTTGATCATTGCGGGCACCTTTACAGGGGTCAGGGGAAGTGGCGACGGTATGTGACTCGCCGGCCGCCACAACCCGCCCTTCACTGCCCAGCCGGCAGATTGTCAGTGGTCCGCGCCGTCTCGATCCCCTGCATGGCCGATGCCCCATCGTCCGGCACCGGCGGATAGGCCGGGCTGGTATTCTCGCGCACCTCCGGCGCTGCGCCTGCTGGCATGGGTGCTGCTGTAGCTGCGGGCATTGCCACAGGCCCTGGATAGTTCGGATCATCTCCGACGGGATTTGGCGCCTGATACCCCGCACTCTGCATGATCGCGTCGGCGATCGGGGCGATCTGCGGCATGGTGGCCACCTGCGCGCCGCCTTGCATGGCGCTGTAGGCCGCCTGTACGCCGATCTGGACGGCTTGAGCCATGATCCGCTGAATCTCCGCCTCGCCGATACGCTCCTTGATCGCGATCTCGCGCATCTTGAGCTCCGCGCCCGACTTGGCCAGGGCATCCTCCACCGCCTGCTTGATGCGCTGCTCGACCTGCTCCGGCGACTCCTGCTCGGCGGCCGCGCGAATCGCTTCGACCACATCGCGCTTGAACGGCACGTCCATCAGGCTGACCATGAACGGTAGCATCGCCGCCTGGTACTGCTGCGGTAGCGACTTGACCGCCTCCGACATGGCATTGAGCTGCTGGCCGCGATAGCTTGCGCTGCTCGGCACATCCTCGAGTGCCACCTTGAGCCGCGTGCGCAACAGGTCGTTCGAGCGGTACGGGTAGCCAGTGACAGGGTCGGTCTCGGGCTTGTTGATCACCACCGTGCGATCCTCGCGCACCGCGTCGCCCTCGATGATGATCGTGTGTTCCTGCTCGCCCAGGTCCTCGATGATCATGCTCAGCAGCAGCTCACCGACCTGCGAGCGTGCCTCGCGGAAGTTGTCCATGATCCGCGCCAGCGCCTGGTTGCTCTGCTCGACCTGGATCTGCTCCTGCTTACCGCTGCTGGCGGTCCCCTCCTTGCCCATGAAACCCGCCGTCACTGCCGACACGCGCTGGATGGACTGCCGGTTATCCTGGATCAGCTGGAAGTGCTGGTTGTTGAGCTGGAAGTCGCGCTTGACCTCAAAGCGCGCGCCCTGCTGTGACATGTGCTCTGGGTCCAGCACGATATCGGCATCCACGCGTGCGATCTGCCGGCGAAACTGAGCATCACTCATGGCCACCGCGCCCTTGGTGCGCTCGGTACGCACCACCGCCATACCCCAGCGCAGCTTGCTGATTCCGCTGTTGAGGCTGTCCTGCGGGAAGATCATGCCGCGCACGTAGCCGTAGGGCACGTTCGTGGTGTCCTCACGGAAGCCCCAGAACGGCACGTAGGGAAAATGCGTGTGGCTGTAGGGGCTTGGTCCATCGTCCAGCAGGTGCGGCCCCAGCCAGTAGCTGCGACGCACCCGGGCGACCACAGCGCGGGTGACCGTCGTCCGGCCCATCGCAATGGCCGCATTGTGCGCGTCGTTATTCTCGTCGTACTCCACCACGCGCCCATCAGGCGTCTTGAGCACCGCCACGTCTACCCATCGGCGGTACCAGACCTCGGCGATGCATACCTCCTTGCTCGTCGGGTTGTACCAGCGATCCTCCTGCACGGTCCAGGCACGCGCCTCGCCCCACGCGCTATGCAAGCCGGTGGATGAACCGCCGTCCTGAACCTCGATCGCCTGCTCTGCCCACCAGCCCGGGCCGTGACGGTCGACAGTCATGATCAGCTCGCGATGCTTGGGAAACACCAGTGCCGCACGCTTGGGCGCCAACCAGCGCTGACGACGCAGGAAGCACGCATCCGACAGGTCAGCCTCCTTCGCCGTCCAGTCCCAATGGATTTCGCTGCGATGCACCACGCTGCAGCGGTACGGGAACTTGAACGGATCACTCTCGCGGCGCACCTCGACCCAGCCGAGCCCTACCGCGATCTGCGGCCGGAAGGCATCGGAGCACGCGCGATCGGCCTTGCTCTTGCGCTCCGCCTGGTTGAGCCGGTAGTTCAGCGCATCGGCCACGTCCTGCCCGCCGGTGCCGCCATCGGCCGTCACTCGCCAATCGGTACGAATGGTCGCCTCGTAACCCTGGATCGACAGCAGCGCCGGCCCGATCAGATCCTCAACCGCCGGCGGAATACCCAGTTCCTGCTGCCGCTTAAGCAGTTCGGTGTCCAGCTGGTTACCGTCCGCATAGTCCATTTCCTTGTCGGCCGTGTGCCGCCAGCTCGGCTGCTCCTCGATCTCTTCCATGAACTCGGTGTATTCGTGCAGGCTCAGCGCCAATTCATCGGCTGGCTGCTCGGCTTGGGGCTGTAGCGTGTTGGTGGCGTCCATGGTCGTCCTCAAGTGCGCCAGTCGGGTGGCGGGGCTTCTTGGTAAGAGGTTTCATTGCTGGTGATCATCCCGAGCTCTTTGGCCTGGGCGTATTGGCGGAAGGCGTCGGCGCCCTCAGTGCAGCCGTTGGATTTGTCGGGGTCATCGAGGAAGCGGTTTTCGGCGCGGCTAAATTTCTTGCGGTAGCCTTCGAGCCGCGCGATCCCTCCGGCACACGCTCGTTCGTCCATGAACACACCCTTCATGTGCTTGCGGGTCTGCTGAATGCCGGTGATCAGCTCGGTGATACGCGGAACCACAGAAAACTTCTCGCCGGGCATCAGGCCCTGCAGCATCTGCTTGGTGCTTTTGTTGGTGTCGCTCAGCCGCTTGTGGTCGGCATCGTGCGGCAGGAAGTGCTTGTTGAAGACGTAGCCCTTAGCCCGCAACATGGCGACGTAATGCCGAAGATCCTCGTTGTGCTCTTCGTAGTAGTCGATGAACCGGTCTTCGCCGCGCAGGTCCTGGTGGAACCAGACGGCACAGCCATCGCTGCGGCCGATATCCCAGAAAGTGTTCACTGGCAAATCCAGTACCGGGACGCGCGTGATCCCGCCGCGCTTACGCAGGGCGATCATGTCCTTGGCGTAGTAGTTGCCCTCGGTGCTGATCTGGAACGCTTCGGCTGGCGTGGAGGGATACTCCTGCCACATCCGTTCTTCCTTGCCTGCGAAGTCTGCATGCTTGGTCGCCACGTACCAGGCGCGCTGGTCGGGGTCGATGGTGCATCCCATCGCCGCCTCGATCTTGTCGAAGTAATCGTGCTCGTCGCGACCGACCTCAACAGTGCGTGAATCGAGCCTGTACTTCGGCTCCTGCCACCAGGCGTAGAAGTGGAACCGGTAGTCCTTCGGCGTCAGCAGCTTCTTGCTCTGGTGCTGTTTCTCCGACAGCTGGACCATGTCGTAGAATTCGCCTTCGCGTCCCTCGGCGGTAGACTCGATCACGAGCACGCCATTGGTGGGCACCGCCGGAATCGACCCGGTCACGACCTCCGCGGCCTTGTCAGGGTACTTGGCGCAAATCTTCCCAAACTCGGAAACATGCAGACGGTGGATCGTCCCGGAGCGCATTGACGTCGCTACGCGTACCGAACTGTTGTTATGGGCGAATAGCAGCTGGATCGCGCTGTCACGCGCCAGAGGGAAGCGCTCGCGCAACTCCGCAGGCAGATTGTCGTAGCCGAACTTCACCTTGTCCTGGAAGATGGCCTCTGCGGCCTCGCGATCCTGGGCAATGATGCCGCATCGCTGGTTGCCGTTGAAAAGCGCGTGATCGAGCCACAGGATCGCGATCAGGGTCGTGAAGCCCAACTGCCGGGCCTTGAGGATCAGGTTTCTATGCCATAACCGGCGAAGGAAACGCTTCTGCGCGCGATTCGGCCGGAAAGGCATCACCATCGCCTCCTCGCCCTCATCGTCTCCCTTGACCATGATCTTGTAGAGGCAGCCGGAGAACAGGCGCCACTCTGGATCGGCCAGGCACTGCTCCAGCTCCTTCGCATTGGTCGGCAATGGCAGTAGCGGCTCGTCGTGTACGATCTTCACCACGGTCATTCTTCCCCGTGATCAGGATCTGACGCGACCGGCTTGAAGCCGTTACTGGTGCCGCTGCTCAGGCTGTGGAGCAGACTCGCCAGCGGATCAACGCGTTGCTGGTTATCCTTCTCGTACAGGCCCAGGTGCTTGAACAGTTTCTCCATAGCCGCATCTTTCGAGTGCGTCTGAATCTCAATGCCGAACTTCGTCTGCTTGACGCCGGCAAACAGCGATGCCGCAGTCTGAGATAGCTTGCGAGTGTCCTTGAGCACCACGCGTGGGTACCCATGGCCTCCGCACTCTGGGCATTCGGCGAACGGCTCGCGATTGGGGTCAAAGCCGACGCCACCATCTTCAGGAAAACGAGCAGGATCCTCGCCTTCGGCGACCCATTCGGCGAATGCATAGTCCCGCTCAGCTTGTGTGCGCTGCCGGCGGTGGCCTTTGCCATAGCAATGCCTGCAACAAACCACCACCAACTCGGTCAGCTCGCGTGCATCTGCCGTGACCTGATTCCATGCCTCTCGCAGCACTCGGTCAGCTGTGATCTCGGTGCGCTGCTGCTGGGCTTGCCGTGCTTCTGCGATGGCTGCCTGGATGTAAGGTTTCGTGAGGTTCTCGTAACCGATCTCCTTCGCCGTTCTCTCACTGTAACCAGCCCGTATCGCCGCCTGGGTAGCGTTCAGATCAACCAGGTACTCCTCAACGAACCGAACCTGCAGCTCGGTCATCTTCACAACGGCCATTCCGACCTTGGCCGTCCTACGAGCACGCGCAGACTTGGCCGCCGGCTTCTTCGCCGCTGGCTTGCGTGGCTTCGTGGTAGGGGTCTTCTCGGTCATCGGTACAGCTCTACGGGAGTCGATGACCGGGACGCTATGTGACTGCGACGGCAACGCAATCAGCGGTATATGCGCCTTGGCTGTACGTGTGGCGTGGTGGCTCTCTGCCTCACTTCCCTACCGCTGGAAAGGGTGGCAAGGTGATGGCTCACTTGAGGAAAGGAGACGGCAATGGCAGTAGTGGTATTGGACGGTCTGCGGAACCTGTACAACAGCATGCGCGCTCAAGGTATCAGCCGGTACCGGTTCAACTATCAGCGAGGGCCAGCCAACTTCGATGTGATGTTCCTCGTCGATGAAAGCCCCTTCGCCCTGCTGTTCGGCGCCAAGGGTCATACCCTCTCTTTCGAGTTCAAAGTCCAGGCCGGCTTTCGTGTGGTGCACCCGCAACTGGACAAGCCTGATTTCGCAAACCTTTGCAGCCTGCTCCGTCTGGAATTCGACCCCAACAACCGATTCTCCCCCGGCGGCTTCCTTCAGGACTTCAACAACCATATTCCCGCCCATGCGAACCCTGCTCAGAAGGCAGAGCCTCACGACATAGCCAGGGTTCGCCGCAACGTGGAAGAGGCCCACAAAATCTACTTCTGTGGCTGGCGGGACAACAAGCCGCGCGGTGAACGCGTCACGCCCAAGAACCTGGAAAAAACACTCCAGCTCCTCGGCCCGAAGACCGCGGCCTCCTGCGACAAGAAAAACATCAGCAGCTGCTGGACCGACATTCCTGGCGGCAAGGTCGATGTTACCGATCCGTGAGCGCTGGCGTTCCTCTGGATGGTTGCAGTCGGGCACCCCGTTAAACTGACAACAATCTGGTACTAATCCGCGCCAAATCGGCTTCGGTATGTGGTTAATAGGGGGCTCCATTCACTATCTGGAGCACCTTATGGAAACTGTCCTGATTTCAATCCTCACAGCCTGGGCGGTATACGAGTATCGGCACATACTGCTCAGCCCGCGGACGCTGCTGATCCTGGCGCTGGGTCTGCCGATTGTGGCGTGGTGTTTTTCGCCGCTGCTATAGCAGACCACTCACCGCTGACCGCCAATGCGGCATTCGCTGTGCAGCGCGGTAAGCGCCTGCTGCAAGCCGACTATTTGCGCTCGCTGTTGCTGGAGCCCTGCGACGAGGGCTGGATAAGCTCGTCGAGCAGCGGCTGTAGGTTCTGGGGTTCCAGCATCAGGCTCGCCGGTAGCGGTGGCGGGTCCGTCCACTCGCACGCAGGTGGCGGCGACGCGCAACCCGCAAGAGCCATCAGCCAGGCAGCGGCGCAGGCGTTCCGCCTCGTCTTCAGCATCTCTCATCTCCATCAGGTGGGTGTTTTCGATGGCGACCAGGTCGGCAGCCAGAGCCCGCTGCAGGCGCAGCGTTGTGCGCAGTGACGCAACAGCCGCCACCGCCGCATCACGCTGCGTAACCGCCGTGGCTCGGTCAGCAGTGACGTGGTCGACGCGCCATAGTGCGAGGACCAATGCCAACGCCAGGCCGGCGATCAGATAGCGGGTCATGGCTGCACCGCCAGGCATTGCGCGTGCCGCTTCACCTGACGCTCCCACACACCCCAGCAGCGGCGGTTCGGCTGGCCGTTGATGCGCGTCGAGCAGTCGTAACCGCCGGCGTGTCTGAATCGCAGCAGTGCGTGGCATGCGGCGACATACTCACCGGCCAGCAGGTGTCGGCGCATGCTGGAGCTGCGCCAGTTACCAATGCCGTACTGCCCCGTGAAGTCGAGGTACAGATCGTATTCTTCCTGGAAGAGCTCAACGCCTGGGATCGAAGCCCTGAAGCGCTGCTCCTCCTCGCTGTGCAGATTGCGCGCCAGCTGCTCGGCGCGTTGCGGCGTGATGGCCGGATCCTTGAGGGTGACGGGCGTGCCGTCTTCATAGCGGGTCGAACCGTAGCCGATGGTGGGCACGTCGCCCTGGGTGGGAATGATCGCTGTGCTGGTGAATCCCTCGCTGCCCATCCAGGCGGCGAAGCCAATGGCGCTCAGGGTAAGCGCCGCCACCAGCTGTCTGGGCCGTGTATTGCTCATAGCCCGCACCGATCCTGCATGGCAGCGATGCGCGCTGCGCTCTCGGCCGCCTCACGTCGATCGCGGCGGTGCTGAAACCAGACATTCGCCACAAGGCCCAGCACTGCAACCAGCACACCGGCCAACCCCAGCCAGTTCACCGACGCCAGCCAGGCTACGACGCCGGTACCGGCGCCGACCCCCATCATCTTGTTGCCTACCGAGGCGCCCACTACCTCGACGGTCAGCTCTGTACGATTGGCCATGCCATCAACGTCCGCTCATGACTGAATGAGCGCGACGCTATGTGACTGACCTTGGCTGGCAAGTAAATTTCAGGCGCGGCAACGCTCGCCAGCTGCGGTTGCGGACATCGCCCACCCCGCCATCCACGGCGTGCGCCGCAAACCAGGCCGCAACGCTTCCTCCCACGATGCTCCTCGATAACGGCGCATCCGCACCGTTTGCCATTTCAAACCGCGCTTCTTTGCCCATTCGAGCGCCGACCTCTCCTCCCCGTCGAATGTCACCAGCGTGCTTGCCCCGCAGATCGTGTTCTGCATCTCGCGCTCTCCCCCGCCATCAATCAATGCAAGCGTGTTCATGCACCGCTCCCGTACCGGGCAATCAGCATCGCGTCCGCCAGCGCCTGGCCCTTCCCTTTCAGGTCGAGATCACGCACACCGGGATAGAGCTGTATCGCCCTCGCCCTGGCCGCATCCTTTTCCTTGCCCTGCAGGCCGGCGCGCTTCTTCCAGACTTGCGGTGTCACCAGCGTGTAAGGGATGCCCAGCACTTGCAGCGCCATCTCCACGCCGCCGGCCGAATGGCCGAAAGAGAACGCTGATGCGGCGCCCATCTTCCGTTCGCCACCACCAGGCATTGCGCCCACGTGCTCGAGGTAGGCATGGCGAACCGGGTGCTCGCGCAGGAAGGCGGCAAGCGCCGCGCCATTCACCCGGTTCTTGCTGGCGAGCTTCATCGTCGGCATATGCAAGTGGCGCAGGTAGGCCATGTTCGGCTCCAGCACCACCAGGCAGCCGGACAGCCCTGGATCGATACCGAGGATCATGCGGCCCCCTTGAGCTTCAGCAGCTCCATGCACATGGCCAACAGGTCCTCCTGACGCCCATACCGATCTTCGAAGCGCCGCTTCCACGGATGCACTGCGATCAGGCCGGGAATGCCAGTGCCATCCTGGTGGTGGCCCGCGCACAGCGGTAACACCAGCTTGTGCGCGCCGGGCTTGGTGCGACCATCAATGTGATGGATGCTCACCACCGGGTTGGAATGCCCGTCTATGCGGCAGGCGATGCAGCCCAGCGCAGCGAGTTGGCTGTGAAAGCGCTTGTCGGAAGCAGACGGATTGCGCCCCTTCATCACGTACCCTCCTGCGGCATCAGATCGATCATCTCCTCGACCTGCTCTTCGCTCAGGCCGTGCCAGTATTCGGCGATCAGGTGCTGGCAGATCCCGCTCCAGAACTCGCGAAACCGGGTCTCGTCCATCTCGTCGAATGCCAGGCTTTCCGGAATGCGGCGCGTCACGCGGCCAAGGTCCGGAATGTCGAACGCCTCGAAGGTGCAGCACACGCCCGCATCGAACTGCAGCTTCTTGATCGCACTGTGCGCATCCATGCCCTGGAACTTGTCGATGCTCTGGCCGACCAGCTTGCCCAGCGCATGCACCAGGCGATGAATCTTCACGTTGCGCGGCTTCTTGATCTCTGCCCGCACCTGGTCGCCTGGCCGGTACCCACGCTCCTTCAACAGGAAGCGATCGATACCGCTCTCGGCCACCAGCGCGAGCCGTACTTCACCGGTCAGCTGGTCGACCATAGGTCGCCACTCCATGTACACCGGGCGCGCGGCACGCTTGCGCCGCTTCGCCTTCTGCTCGGCCGTCTCGGGCCGCTGCGCTGTCGCTGCCTCAGCCATGGCGCACCTCCCCATTCAGCACTCGGTCGTGGTTGATCAGGCCGTACGCCTTCGCCACCAGCGATCCGCGCCGCACATCCCCATGCGCATGCGCGTGAAACTGCTCCCAGGAGCGGTACCAGTTGCGCAGGATGCCCAGCGCAACCATCGTCAGCAGGTTTGCCCTTGCGTCGATCATGTTGTCTCCCCCGTACGGGACTGTTCCCGTGAAATCCTCAACCGGCGCAGCAACTGCAGCCGGGCTTGCTCGCCGGTCATGCCATCCAGGCCCTGCACTCGCATCAGGTGTTGCACGACCTGTTCGCCGCGGCGGTCGGCCTGCTCCACCGTCAGCTCACGGCCTTCGCTCTGGTCCTCGATACCCTGGCGAGGCTCCTCCAGAGGAAGCCCCATCGATAGCCGGCGCCGGAGCTGGAAATAGGCGTGATCGAAGCGCTTGCGCAGCGTCTCTTCGGGGATGCTGCTGCAGCGCAGGTTGAACCAGCCCACCGAGCTGCCAGCCAGGCGCACGGCCTCGTGGCTCCAGCGGTGATGGCCAGGATTGGCGCAATGGCGCACCACCTCTCGCCAGGCCGACTCGTCGCCGGGCAGCCCCAGATCCTCGGCGCTCGGCACGCACAACTTCACGAACTTGCCCACGCTCGGCGCGAAGTCCGTATCCATCAGCCGGCACGCCTCAATGCCGTAGCGCAGTTGCTCCACCGTGGTGACACCGGCCTTCATGAAGCCCTTCACCCAGGTGCGCTTGGCACGCGCCTCGGCCGCGTCGTTCGGCCAGGCCTGGCGCCAGGCCGGGAAGATCGAGCGCAATTCATCGAACAGCGTGTTTACGATCCGCGCCGTCTCCGCGCCTGGCTTGCGGGCACGGTTGTCCTGCACAGGCTCAGCAGGCAGGTTCGGCAGCGTCTTGATCAGGTCGGTCGCGGTCTTCATAGCCCGTCGTCCTCGTCAATCCAGCTCGTGTCGCTCGGGTCTTTCGCCACCGGTGTGGCCAGTCCGCGCCGCTCCAGATCGTCCTGGGCGCGCCGTATCCAGTTGCGCCAGGTCGCCGGCCAGTCCGCCTTGGTCGAGCCCTGCCCGGTCCAGTAGTCGATGAATCGTTCGGTCTCCCGATCGAGGTTCACCGCCGGCGCCTTCTCCGCCGCCCACGCCAGCATCTCCGGCGTCTGCAGGAATGGCACCGGCAAGGCACGCTTGGGTTTCGAGCGCTGCGATTTGCTCGCCGGCGGAGCGCTGTTCGGAAGTGACCCGTCACGCTCCCCGTCCGCAGGGGGACTACAGGGGGTTCCCTCTCCCTCTCCCTCTCCCTTCCCTGTCCCTCTCTTAGCCGTGTCAGGTGCGTGACCTGTCACCGTGACAGGCGCATGACTTGTCACGGCGCCGTCACACTCAAGGTTCGCCACTAGGTCACGCAGAACCTTGGTCGGCGTGTTCCACTCCAGCGCGTGACCGCTCTCGCGCAGCAGCGCGAACATCTGCTTGCGCTCCTCGCGCTCACGCTGCTTGCGCGCCAGCTCGTTCGCCTTTCCCTCACGGTGATCGACACGCTGCGCCCAGGCTTCCGCCGCTTTCTCAGCAACTACCGGGTGATACAGCCGGCCATCAGCGCACTCCACAAAGCCACGCAGCGCACCATCGCGCACCTTGCGCCAGCTCTTCACGTCGCGCCCGTAGCCGGCATACGCCGCCAGCGATTGCTCAGCGCTGGGTAGCGAGCCGGCCGGCACTTGGTTCCACGATGCGCACCACAGCAGCACCGCGGCACGAAACTCCTCCCCGCTCGCCTCAATGGCCAGGTCACTGTCACGCAGCCGGTTGACCTCCAGCGGCATGAACGGCAACCCGCGCAGGTCAACCTCGGCCGCCACCAGCGGCGCCGGCCTGCCCTGCACTTCAATGCTCATCAATCCACCTCAGCCCGAACGGCCAAACCAACCACCTGCACCACCGCTTGCTCACGTGTCAGCTGGTGGGCCGCTGCATAGCGGTCCAGGCGGGCCAGTGCCGCCGGCGCCATGTCGCGGATGGCCTGGCGCACCACCAGCTCCCGGTCATCGACCGTCTGTGTTCGTGTTGTGCTGTTCATCAATAGGGCCTCCCGAGGGCCTTCATGCCACCCGCCCCGGGGCGGTAGTCTTTTCTTCGTGCTCAGCCAGCCACGCCTCAACGATCTGGCGCACCAGCACCGCACGGCGCACCCGGTACTTCCGGCACGCAGCCATCAGCTCTTCGTAGGTTTCGTCGTCGAAGCGCGCCTTGATCTCGTTTTCTTTTGCAGGGATGAACATGCAGCTTTCCTCTTCTCACGCAGGCTTACCGCAGCGGCAACGGAACATGCCGCACAAGGGTTGCGATCCCGCTCGCCAGGGCTTCGGCTTCCGCCTTCACCTGCAGGGCTTGTTCGGGATCGAGGTCAGTGGCGCGACGGCCGCGATGGCGGCGGCGCTCTGTTCCTGCGTCAGGTGTCTCGCCTGCGCCAGCTTCGGCTTGCTCTTCGGCAAAGCGCTCCGGATACAGGATCTGCAGTTCGGTCAATTCACCACCGAAAACACGGCAGATTTTCTCGGCGAGCGCCGGGGCCGCCGTAAGCCGGCAACGCTCGATGCGAGAGAGAGATCCCACATCAGCGCTGCCACCAAGCTCTCGTACCTGATCGGCGACCTTCTGCAAGCTCCAGCCTCGCCGCTTACGGAGCTTTCTCAATGGGGACATCCGATACCTCCTCGTCCAAAGTTTCCAAAAATTGGCACTACGCCAAATTAGCGCCTACAGCAAATTTGTTCAAGCAACTTTGAACGCTCGCCATAAAGGCTTGAGAATCTGAATCATGAAAATTGGCGCATCAATCCGAGCAGCACGGCTGGCTAAAGGCCTGACCCTGGAGAAGCTTGCTCTTGAAGCAGGCACCGACGCGGGTAGCCTTTCTCGCCTTGAGCGAGACATTCAGGGCATCAGCAAGGAAGTTCTTGAGAGGCTTCTTCGACTCCTCGACATCTCTCTTTCTTCTGCGCACTTTGAAACCAGTGCGGATGCGGACTCGCAACGGCGCGATAAAATCCCACTGATCTCTTGGGCGCAGGCTGCTTGCTGGGATGAGGTGACCGATATCTATGCAGTGAGCGGCGTGGAAGAATGGCTGTCCTGCCCCGTGCCGCATGGGCCGCGTACCTTCGCGGTTCGAATATCAGGGGAGTCGATGCACAACCCGCACGAGCGCGTATCGTTCAAGGACGGCGATATTGTTCTTGTCGATCCAGATCGTGCCTTTAAGCATCGCTCCTTCGTAGTGGCCAAGCTCCCCGGCGCCCAAGAGGCAACCTTTAGGCAACTTCTGGAAGAAGGCGGCGAGAAGTTCCTCAAAGCGCTGAACCCCAACTGGCCCGATCAATTCATGCGTATCAATAGCGATGCCGAGCTTCGTGGCGTAGGGCTCATCAAGCTCGAATCCCTGCTGTAATCACCTCTCCTTCAGAACCGACCCGCCATGAGCGGGTTTTTTTCTGTCTGGAATTCTAAATTTGGTGTTGACCCAAATCTAAATTTTGGCGATATTCCAATTGTATCAATTTGGCGCTACGCCAATTCACTGCAAGAGGAGTAGGAAATGACGCCCCAGGCAAGAGCGCTAACAGAACTTGGACTGCGCCTGCGTCATGCAGTCGAGCGGGCGTCCCGCGCAACGGCCGATACCTGCGTCGGCTGCCGAACATCTGCTCGGGTACCCATGGCAAAAATTGCCCTTGAACTCCAGCAGCAACTGATCCTCAGCGAGCTTCAACAAGGCGATCCCGTAACGAGCAACGCTTACGCCAGCCATTGCGCCGGCGCCCTCGATAGCGATCTCGCCTACGCCCTGTGCCTGGCACGCATCCACAAGGATGCCAGCCTGCTGCAACAAACCCTGCTTCAGCTGGATGCACTTCTCGGCGAAACGCTGCGCGTGTTCTGCGAAGCGGAAGCCGTACGGCGTATCGCCGCCCTGCAGACATGCCGCGAGGTGGCTGGCCGTGCTTAATTCCGCCGCTGCCCTTCGGGCTGCCCAGTTCACATGGGACAACACCCTCCCGGCGGAGGATGACGGCCACGGCGCCTATATCGAGGTGCAGGTGAGCCTCCTGCTCGCCGGCCAGGATGCTGAACAGGTGTCCTTCTACGCCCCTCGCTCGGCCGCTCGCCCTGGCTATGCCGAAACCGCAATGGAGTCGGTGCTCGACGCCGATGACGACAGCCATCCATTGCTGCTGATGCTGCTGGCAGCGCTGCGTGGCGATCACGCTGCAGCACAGAAGCTGGCCGAGCGTTTCGAGCCCCAGCTCATAAGCACAGCCACCACCTTGATTGAACGTGCACTGGAGGCCCGCCGTGCTTAAGCCCTTCACCGGCCGCCGCTTCAACGACGCCTTCCAGCGTGCTGTCGCCGGCGGCCTTACTCAGGCCACACAAATCAAACGCACCGTCCGCTACCGCGGCACCTGGTTCATCACCTGCGAGGTACCGGCATGAAAGCCCTGCCCAACACCTTTACCCAAACGCTGTTCATCTGCGCCACTCGCCGGCACGTCCCCGAGACAACGTATGACCTGACCCTGCTCTCCTTCGACCCAACTGAGGGCGAGAACTTCGGCGGCTACATCGTGCTGGGCTCCACCGAGGTGACCGTCAAGGTTCCCGCCTGCGACCTGATCAAGGCCGAAGTGGCGGCTCTGGAGAACGCTCGCAACCAGGTACTGGCAGAAGCCCAAGTACAGGCCAACCGCTTCACCCATCAGATCCAGCAACTGCTGTGCATCGAACATCAGGTGCAGCCATGAAGGCCAAGGCATTCGCCCAGAGCCTGCTCTTCTGGGTCGTTATTTTCGGCGCTGGGCTCATTGCCAGCGCCATCCAGTACGGCTGATCGGAGTTCCCATGCCCAACACAACACAAGCCGCCGACGACCGAATCATCCGCTTCCCCGAAGTGGTGAAGATCACCGGCCTGTCCCGGCCCACCATCTACCGACGCATCGCTGCAGGCTCCTTCCCCAAGCAGGTGAAGCTCAGCGATTCAGCCGCCCGCAGCGCAGCTGCCGGCTTCTCGCTGGTCGAGGTAACGGCCTGGGTCGAAGCCATCAAGGAACCCGCAGCGCAGCTTTCCGAACAAGGAGATCGAAATGTCTGAGAAACCGAATCCGAAGACTGTCATCTGGGATCAGGTGAAGACCACCGACAAGGACTTCACCAAGACCGACGACTTCGATGGGCGCACCGTAACGTCCATCAATGGCCTGTACATGGTGCGACGCGCCACCGAACTGTTCGGCCCGATCGGCAAGGGTTGGGGCTACGAGGTGCTGATCGATCGCTTCGATCAGGGCGCGCCCATCCTGGGCAAGGATGGCAGCGTCATCGATCACGAGAAGATGCACACCATGCAGATCAAGTTCTGGTACGTGCACGGTGGCAAGCGCAACGCTCTGACCCACTTCGGCCACACCCCCTACGTCCGCAAATGTTCATGGGGCGCATACACCGACTTCGACGCACCGAAGAAGAGCCTCACCGACGCCATCAAGAAATGCCTGTCCATGCTCGGCTTCTGCGCCGACGTGTACCTCGGCATGTTCGAGGACGAAACCTACCTGCAAGGGCTGGAGTTGAAAAAGCGCCTCGACGAGGCCGGCGAAACCGGCGCCGACGCCGTGATGACCCAAGCCAAGGGCGAGTTCGCCGACTGGCTCCGCAGCCAGATCAGCGCCCTCGAGGCCTGCCCCAACGAGCGCGCTCTGGAACTGATGCGCAAGCAGATCGCGCAAACCGCCCGCGCCAAGGCCGTGGTCGTGCAGATCAACCCCGACAACATCGAAGCCCGAATCAACGAAGCGGCTGCCGCACGCCAAGCCGCCCTGCAACCTGCCACAACAAAGGAATAGCCATCATGACCAACCTGAAGAACGTAGACCTGGAGCGCGGCACCGTCGAGGTCGCCGAGTACAGCCAGACAAACGCCGCCCTGGCCGCCCTTCGCGCCAAATACCAAGTGGTGCCGGACGCCAACACCGAGGAAGGCTATGCCTGGGTCAAGGCTGGCATCAAAGAACTGACCGGCCTGCGCACCAGCCTGGAGACGGCGCGCAAGCGGGAGAAAGAGCCCCACCTGCAAGCCGGCCGCATTCTCGACGCCGAAGCCAAGCGCATCACCGAAGAGCTGGTCAGCCTGGAAAAACCCATGAAGACCGCCAAGCAAGAAGTCGACGATCGCATCGAGCGCGAACGCCAGGAGCGTATTGCCCGCTTGCAGCAGAAGGTCGATGCCATCGTGGCCATGCCCGGCCAGGTGCGCGGCAAGTCCAGCGACGAGATCAGCGCCATGATCGACCGCGTCGGCGAAATCGACGCTACCCATGACTACTTCGACCTGACCAAGGAAGCGGTAGAAGCTCGCCAGAACGCCCTGGACGAGCTGACACAGATGCTCACCGACCGCCTCGCATTCGAGGCCGCCGAAGCCGACCGCAAGAAGGCCGAAGCCGCCCTGGCCGAACAGAACCGTCAGCTGGAAGAGCAACAGGCCGAGAATCGCCGCTTGCAGGATGAGCTTGCTCAAGCCCGCGCCGCGCTCCAGCCCGTAGAGCCGGTATCGGCCGCGCCGGAGCAGCCCGTTGCCAGTTCTGAGCCGACCGCCGCTCAACTCGAACCGCTGCCGACCACCAAACCACAGCCGGTCGACAACCGTCACTGGCACGCCCGCGTCACCAACAAGCGCGCCCTGATCGGTGCGATCGCCGCCGGCTTGGCCAGCGACGACCTGCTGATCGTTGACCAGGCAGCGCTTGACGCACTGGCCGACACGTTGCGCCAAGGCCTGGATATCCCCGGCGTGATCGCCGAGCCGACCTCCGCAGCCGCCTAAACCACCCCTGAAACACCCGCCGCGCCGGCCTTCCGGCGTGGGTTGGGGCTCCTTTTGCCCGAGGAAAGATAAATGTCCAAGCTGATCAACGTTTTCGATACAGAGACCACCGGCCTCCCGGACTGGAAATCACCCAGCGAGTCCGAGCACCAGCCGCACATCGTCGAGCTCGCCGCCATCCTGCACAACGAGCAAGGCGCCGTACTCGACAGTTACAAGGCCATCGTCCGCCCGGACGGCTGGACCATCTCCGAAGAGATATCGCGCATCCACGGCATCACCCACGAGATGGCCATGGACGTCGGCATCAGCGAAGCCGAGGCACTGGAAGGTTTCCTGGCCATCCACGCCCGCGCCAGCATCCGCGTCGCCCACAACGCCACCTTCGACGATCGGATCATCCGCATCGCCATGGCGCGCTATCACAGCAAAGCCCTGGCCGACAGCTTCAAGGAAACCACCGAGAAGTTCTGCACTTGCTCGAAGTCGCGCGTACCAGTTGGCCTGGGCAAGTTGCCGACCTTGGCCGAGGCCTACAAGCACTTCACCGGCGAAGACTTCGAGGACGCCCACCGCGCCATGCCCGACGCCCAGGCCTGCGCCCGCATCTACTTCGCCCTGCAGGGCGTGACCATGCCTGGCGTGCAGCCTGGCGTGCAGCCGGCCGCGGTAGCGGAGGCCTGATCCATGCACCACCTGACGACACTCAACCTGCCCACTCCGCCGGCCCGCGAGGACGCCCGCCGCAGCCTGTTGGCTCAGGTCGGCGCCTTCCTGGCCAACGGCGGGCAGATCGAGCGCGTACCGCACACCGAGCGCGCACCCATCGTGCCCACCAGTTGGAACACAAACATCAGCCGCAACAAGCGTGCACGCCGCGAGTACCAGCAGCAACGGCTCGAGCTGGCCGAGCACATCGCAGACCTGGCTCTGGTCCAGACCGACCTCGGCCCGATCCACCGCACCCCCTACGAGATTTACCAGGTCCTGAAAGCCCAGGGCATCCGGCTGAACACCGTAATCGTCGAGCAGATCGCCGCCCAGTACGGCATCGAGCTGCGCGACGACGGCCGTTGCCGCGCCTGACCTTCTACATAAGGAGCATCACCATGTGGTTCCGCAATCTGCTGATTTACCGCCTCACCCAAGAAGTCGCCGCCCTGATCGAGCGCGCTCAACTCAGCACCCGCGAAGACCGCGAGGGGCTGATCGACCATCCACTGGAATACGCCCTGCGCGAGAAGCCAGCCCGCCCCTGCGCCAGTCAGGACCTGTCCACCTATGGCTTCATCGCACCCATCGGCAAAGGCGAAGACGCCCCTCTCGTGCATTCATCCAATGGCTGCCTGCTGATCGCCACCGAGCGCGAAGAGCGCATCCTTCCCCCCAGCGTCATCAAGGATGCCGTGAAGGAGAAGGTCGAGGAAATCGAAGCCGAGCAGATGCGCAAGGTCTTCAAGAAGGAGCGCGACCAGATCAAGGACGAGATCATCCAGGCCTTCCTGCCCCGGGCGTTCCCACGCAAATCGCGCACCTATGCGGCCATCGACACCCAGCGTGGCCTGATCTTCGTCGACTCATCCAGCCACAAGCGCGCCGAGGATCTGCTGTCCACCCTGCGCGAAGCGATCGGCTCGCTACCGGTACGCCCGCTCACCGTCAAGGTCGCTCCCAGCGCCACCCTCACCGACTGGCTGAAGCGCCAGCAGGCCGCCGAGGACTTCCACATCCTCGATCGCGCCATGCTCTGCGATACCCACGAACACGGCGGCAAGATCGCCGCCACCCACCAGGACCTGACCAGCGACGAAATCCAGCAGCACCTCGAAGCCGGCAAGCTGGTCACCCTCGTCTCCCTGGCCTGGCAGGACAAGCTGTCCTTCGTGCTCGACGACAAGTTGGTCATCAAGGGGCTGCGCTTCGAGAGCCTGCTGCAGGACCAGGCCGAGCAGGACGGCGGCGACGACGCCCTGAGCCAGCAAGACGCCAGCTTCGTCCTGATGATGCTCACCTTCCGCGACTTCGTGCCGGCGCTGATCGAAGCCCTGGGCGGCGAAGAAGTGCCGCAGGGGATCTGAGCCATGGCTGACTTCTACTACAAGTCCGACGCCACCGCCGTGGTCGCCCTGGTGCGCGAATGGTTCGATCAGAAAGCCGCGTTCGACACGCAGTTGGCCAAGCTCGGCCAGGCCTTTGGTGCCAAGCCAGCCTCGATGCGCGACGTCGACTCGCACTACGCCGGCGGCCTGAAGCTCGGCCGCGGTGCCGCCCTGGACGTGCACTGGCGCCTCCCCGACGACTACGGCTACCGCTCGCTGCGCACCAACGCCGTTCCACCGAAGGGCGCCAGCAAGGCCGAGCGCCAGACCGTTCGCGCCGAGCATGAGCGCCTGGTCGCCCTCTGGCAGCAGCACTGCCCGCGGCGCATCAGCAGTCACGAAACCTGGGAACAGCTCGGCATCAACACCGGCAACCTGCTGCTCTGCGGCGGCGTGATGTTCGAACTGAACGGCACCGCCTACTTCCTCCTCGGCTTCCAGATCGACCAGGCCGACCACCTTGCAAACACCGCCGCCAGCAAGCCGACCTCCGGCTGGATCGAAGGCGCCATCGAGATCCTGCCCAGCGAATACGAAGCAGCCCGCCGGCAAAAGCTCGAGCAGCACAAGGAGACTTCCCATGCGTAACGGCAACTCTCGCACCGCAGACAAGTTCGTTATCCGCCTGCCCGACGGCGTTCGCTCCCGCGTCGAAGATGCGGCCAAGGCAGACCACACCAGCATGAACACCTTCATTGTCCAGGCCGTGGAGGAAAAGTTGGCTCGCCCTACTCGTCAGGCCTTGCTGCTGGAATCCCCTCAGCAGGTCAATGCAGCGACGCGCCTTATCGGCTGGCGTACCTCGGACTACCTCATGGAGACGGCCGACCAAGCCACGGCTCAAGACTGGTCAGTGCATTACCAGATCCTGCCGATCTTCGAAGGCGACGCAAACACCAAGCTTCCGGGTGGCCTGGCGGAGGTATCGGCATGAACTACCTCGCCCGCGTCAATCCGAAGTTCTTCGCCGCCATCGAGCTGTTCGCAGCCGTAGGCGGCACCCGCCATTACTTGAACGGCGTATTCATCGAGCCGCATCCAGAGAAGGGTGCGATCCTCGTCGCCAGCAACGGCCACCGCCTAGCGGCCTTCCATGACCCAGACGGCTGGTGCAAAGAGCCCATCATTGTTGGCGGTATCACCCCCGATCTGGTCAAGGCGTGCAAAGGTAAAAAGAAAGGCATCACGATCCACAAACGGCTCTGGATCAGCCAGGGGCGTGCTGTGGTGACGGCCAACAGCACTACCGAGCCGCCTCAAGAGCCATTCGACGCCTTCGTTCTGTGCGAATCGCGCGTATCCCTTATCGATGCCAAATACCCTGACTGGCGCAAGGCCGCTCAGATGACGCGCGCCGATGCCATTGAGCGCTTCCCAGCGATCGATCCCAAGTACCTGGCGGATCTGTACAAGGCAGCCAAGATCGTAGACCCGCAGGCTCGTGGCTGTGGATCTTCTGTGCGCCTAGAGGCACAGCGGGACGACAACGGGATGATAGCCGCGCGCCTGCTTAACCCCTGCCTGATCGATCGGTTCTTTGCCGTCATCATGCCGCTGATAGACATGGAGCGTCCGGAATCCCCTCTGCCATCCTTCGTCGTTGCAACTGAGCCAACCCCGAAGGCGAAGCCCCGCGTCCGCCACACGCCGGATGGCTGGGTGGAGATCGGTGCGCGTGCCGCCGAAGGGGCGCCGGCATGACCATCGCCTACGAGCAGTTCCTGCGCGCCAAGGTTCGCCTCGCAGAGCCGCAAGGCTTCGAGGTTGACCCTTCGGTATTCCATCCCCTGCTGAAACCGCACCAGCGCGCCATCGCCACCTGGCTGGTGCGCCAGGGGCGCGCGGCTTGCTTCGCGGCCTTCGGCCTGGGCAAGTCGGTCATCCAGCTTGAAGTGGTGCGCGTCACCCGCGAACTGGCTGGCGGCTTCGCGCTGATCACCATCCCGCTGGGCGTGCGCCAGGAGTTTTACCGCGACGCGGCGATGCTCGGCATCACCGTGCGCTTCATCCGCCGCTTCGAAGAAGTGGACGATCCGACCATCATCTACCTGACCAACTACGAGACCATCCGCGACGGCAAGCTGGATCCGCGCCTGTTCAGCGTCGCCAGCCTGGACGAAGCAAGCTGCCTGCGCGGCTTCGGCGGGTCGAAGACCTTCCGCGAGTTCATGGCCCTGTTCGCCGGCGACGATCGCGCCAACGGCATCCGTAGCGAGGGCGTCCGGTACCGGTACGTGGCCACGGCCACCCCGAGCCCGAACGAATACATCGAGCTGCTGGCCTACTCGGCCTTCCTAGGCGTGATGGATGTCGGCCAGGCCAAGACGCGGTTCTTCAAGCGCAACAGCGAGAAAGCCGACCAACTCACCATCCATCCGCACAAGGAAGGCGAATTCTGGATGTGGGTCGCCTCCTGGGCAATCTTCGTCCAGCGCCCCAGCGACCTGGGTTTCAGCGACGAGGGCTACGCCCTGCCGGAACTGGATATCCGCTGGCATGAGGTGCCGTCCGACCACTCGCACGCCGGTCACGAACGCAATGGCCAAGGCCGCCTGCTGCGCAACACCGCCATCGGCGTGCAGGACGCCGCGGCCGAGAAGCGCGAAAGCCTGTCGGCGCGCATCGCCAAGATGCTGGAAATCCGCACCGAGGATCCGAGCGCCCACCGGATCATCTGGCACGACCTCGAGGCCGAGCGCCACGCGATCGAGGCCGCCATTCCCACCGCCGTCAGCGTCTACGGCAGCCAGGACCTCGACGAGCGCGAGAGCGCCATCGTGCGGTTCAGCGACGGCGAGTTCCAGGAGCTGGCCGCCAAGCCTGTGATCGCTGGATCGGGCTGCAACTTCCAGCGCCATTGCTCCTGGGCCATCTACCTGGGCATCGGCTTCAAATTCAACGATTTCATTCAATCCATCCACCGTCTGCACCGCTTCCTGCAGCCCGGACGCGTGCGCGTCGACCTCATCTACACCGAGGCCGAGCGCGATATCCGCCGCCAGCTGGAACGCAAGTGGCAGCAGCACAACACCATGGTTCAGCGCATGACCGAGATCATCAAGCAGTACGGCCTGTCCGTGGCCGCCATGGCTCAACAGCTCACCCGCGCCATGGGCGTCGAGCGTGTCGAGATCAAGGGCAACGATTACACCATCGTCAACAACGACACCGTGCTCGAAACCCGCAGCATGGAAAGCAACAGCGTGGGGCTGATCATCACCAGCATCCCGTTCAGTACCCAGTACGAGTACTCGCCGAACTACGCCGACTTCGGGCACACCGACGACAACGCGCATTTCTTCCAGCAGTTGGACTACCTGATCCCCGAACTGCTGCGCGTGACCATCCCCGGGCGCCTGGCCTGCATTCACGTCAAGGATCGCATCGTCCCCGGCGGCATGACCGGCCTCGGCTTCCAGACCGTGTACCCCTTCCACATGGCAGTGACCGAGGCCTTCATCAAACACGGCTGGGGCTACATGGGCATGAAGACCATCGTCACCGACGTGGTGCGGGAGAACGCCCAGACCTATCGCCTCAGCTGGACCGAGCAGTGCAAGGACGGCACCAAGATGGGCGTCGGCATGCCCGAATACCTGCTGATCTTCCGCAAGCCGCCGACCGATAACAGCAACGCCTACGGCGACGTGCCGGTGGTCAAGGCCAAGCCCCTGTGCATCGACGAAGACGGCAACATCGTCCCCTTCGCCATGGACAAGAAGCTGACCGTCACCCGCGACAACGGCTACAGCCGCGCGCGCTGGCAGCTGGATGCCCACGGCTTCACCCGCAGCAACGGCAACCGCCCACTGACCGAAGCCGACTTCGAGGGCATCCCGCACGACGTCATGTTCAAGCTGTATCGCGATTACAGCCTGTCCACCGTCTACGACTTCGAGCACCACGTCACCATAGGCGAATCACTGGAAGTCACCGGCAAGCTGCCCACCGGCTTCATGCTGCTGCCGCCGCAGTCCTGGCATCCAGACGTCTGGACCGACGTAGCGCGCATGCGCACCCTCAACGCCCAGCAGTACAGCAAGGGCCAGGAAATGCATCTGTGCCCGCTGCAGTTCGACATTGTCGATCGCGCCATCGTCCAGTACTCGATGGAAGGCGAACTGGTCTTCGATCCCTTCGGCGGGATCATGACCACCCCCTACTGCGCACTGAAGCTCAAGCGCAAGGCCCGCGCCCACGAACTGAACCCGCGCTACTTTCTGGACGGTGCCGGCTACTGCAAGTCGGTCGAGGAAGAGATGGCCATGCCCGACCTCTTCTCGCTGCTCGATGCCGAGCAGCAGGAAGGTGTGATGTGACTAACCGCTCAGTCGTTGGAATTGCGATCGCATGCTCCGCACTCCCAGCCGGTGTCATCAATCACCTCTTTGATGATGTCGGTCATCTGTCTGCGGGAAGCGAAAACACCTCGGAACTCAGTATCGAACAAGCTATTTCCGAGCTTATAGGCTTCCTCTGCAGAGTCGTTATCAACCAGCTCGCCATGCAACTCGCATTCTGCGATTGCTCCAGCACGCCGGGCGATCTGCGTCGCAACTTCCCGCTGATGATCATGATCGTCGCGCATTTCCACTGCCTCCTCGGTTTAGCCGAACGCCAATTTCCATTTTCGGTATGCACGCCAGCCGATGCATTGCATGCGGCGAGGACCTCTTATGCCCATTAAACGGACTCTGTACCACTTTCACTTCTGCTGCGGCCTGGGTGGCGGCGCCAAGGGATTTAACCGTGCCAAGCCCATCGTCGGCAACATGCAGGCTGAATGGGAATGCCTGGGTGGCATCGACGTGGACCCGGCCGGTTTGGCCGACTTTTCGCGCCTGGCCGGCGTGCCCGGCACCCTGCTGGACCTCTTCACCCGCGACCAGTACATCCGCTTCCATGGCAAGGAGCCGCCTGCCGGTTGGAAAGAGGCCACACCCGAAGACGTTCGCCGCGCTGCCCACGGTAAGCGCCCCGATGCCGTGTTCATCAGCAGCCCGTGCAAGGGCGCCAGCGGGCTGCTGTCGGAGAAGATGGCACAAACCCCGAAGTACCAGGCGCTGAACGAACTGACCTTGCGCTGCATCTGGCTGATGGGTGAAGCCTGGAAAGATGACCCTGTTCCGCTGATCGTCTTCGAGAACGTGCCAAGACTGGCCACCCGCGGCCGGCACCTGCTCGACCAGATCAACAGCCTGCTAGGCCACTTCGGCTATGCCGTTGCAGAAACCACCCACGACTGCGGCGAGCTCGGCGGCCTGGCTCAATCACGCAAGCGCTTCCTGCTGGTCGCCCGCCACGTCGAGAAGGTGCCGCCCTTCCTGTACGAGCCGGAGAAGAAGTCCCTACGCGCCGTCGGCGATATCCTCGGCCGCATGCCGCTGCCCGGCGACATCGAGGCCGCCGGCCCGATGCACCGCGTTCCCTCGCTGCAGTGGCAGACCTGGGTGCGCCTCGCCCTGGTGCGCGCTGGCAGCGACTGGCGCAGCCTCAACGAACTGGCGATCGAGGATGGTCATCTTCGTGATCTGATCATCGTGCCCGAGTACCGCAGCGGCTATCTGGGCGTGCACGGGTGGGACGATACCAGCGGCACCATAGCCGGCCGCAGCAGCCCAACCAACGGTGCCTTCTCGGTCGCCGATCCCCGGTACCGCCAGGCCGCGAACTGGAATCACGGCCAGCAGTTCGGCGTTATCCGCTGGGACGATTCGTCTCCGACCATCCCCGGGCAGACCATGCCTGGTCAGGGTACCTTCAGCGTTGCCGATCCTCGGTATCAGAACTGGCACCCTGGGGCGAGCAGCCGCAAGCTGCACGTTGGCAAGTGGGATGGCCACACCGGCACCGTGACCGGTTCGCAACAGGTGGCCAGCGGCGCGTTGTCGATCGCTGACCCACGCCCAAACTGGAACCGCCACAGCGGCAACTATCGCGTGGTCCCGTTCGACAAGCCGGCCGGCACCATCATCGCTGGCGGCAAGGGCGTGCAAGGCGGCCAGCAGTCGGTAGCAGACCCGCGCATCCTTCACCGCGGCAAGGGCGACAACTACCTTACCGGCGGTCACTACGGCGTTATCCCATTCGACCAGAACTGCGGCGCGATCGCCGCCAGCTCGCGCTATGACAACGGTCGATTCAGCGTCGCTGATCCGCGCATTCCGGCAGCGAATGACCGCTTGACCTGCATCATCCGCAGCATCGACGGCACCTGGCATCGCCCGTTCACCACTCTGGAAAAAGCCGCCCTGCAAAGTCTGGTCGAGCCGGAAGAGCAACTGATTCTCGACGGCCTGAGCGACAAGGACTGGAGCGAGCGCATCGGCAACGCCGTGCCGCCAGCAGCCGCCGAAGCAATCGCCCACGTCATGGGCACCACCCTGCTGCTGGCCGCCCAGGGCGCGACCTTCATGCTCAACAACATGCCGATCTGGGTCCGCCAGGTGGCGGTGGGGCTGAGCGTGGCACAGCAGGAATCAGCGCAATGACCTGGTACGCCCGCAGCTGGCAGCACATGCAGCAGGTGCACCAGCAGGCCCAAGCCGACGGCAAGTTCGCCCACGCGATCGCCACCGCCATCGACGAAAGCTACCCGTTCAGCGAGCGCAGCGGCTGGGCCTACAAGGCCTGGCTGGATGCGCGACGCGAGTTCTTCCGCAAAAACGACCTTCCTCTGCGCCGGGCTCGCAAGCCTGGTGCTGATCTATTTACGGAGCAGCGATGATGAAAGAGCGCCCGATTCTGTTCAACGGCGAGATGGTTCGCGCCATTCTTGAGGGTCGCAAGACGGTGACGCGGCGCGCGGTCAAAGGCATGGCTCTAGACTGGCTGGCCGAAGACATGTTCACAGCTGAATACGTCGCCGAGCACTCCGGCTTGTGCCCGTTCGGCGCGCCAGGCGACCGCCTATGGATGCGCGAGACATGGCAAGGCCCGCTTGTCGACGATGACGAGATGCGTGCCGACCCCAGTTGGTGGAAGGACATGTCGCGTTACCAAAACGCCGCACATTGCTCATATCGCGCGAGCGGTGATTCGTGCGAGTTCGTTGATCCAGACGGCGACATACATTGCCGCTGGAAGCCCAGCATCCACATGCCGCGCTGGGCCTGCCGCATCCTGCTCGAAGTTACCGATGTGCGTGTCGAGCGCTTGCAGGTGATCAGTGAGGAGCAATCAGTGGCTGAGGGTGTGAAGCCGGAGCCATGTGATCACGCCCGGCAAGCCTGCGCTGACATCGGCTGCTGGGGCGACACAGCCAAGGGCGCCTTCGGCTTCCTATGGGAATCGCTCAACGGCGTCGGCAGCTGGAACGCCAACCCTTGGGTCTGGGTTGTCGAGTTCAAGCGGGTTGAGGCGGCTACCGCATGAGCCGCAAGCCTCACAACCGCCGCGCGCCTCGAGCGCGCCTGCCGGTCGCTGCTGCGCGCCAACCATGTCGCCGTGGTCAACATCGACCCCAGCGGCTGGCAGGGGATGGTCAATTGGAAGACCCTACACCCATGCCCAACACTGAATGAACTGATCTAGGGCTTACTATCCCAAAGAACCATGAGTCTCTTCAGCGGAAGGTCGCGGGGCTGCCACTCCGGCAACGGACTCAAGTTCCACCATCACGGTGTGCAGATAATCAGTAGCAGATATAGATAACGACATCCATCGAGCGGTGTAGTGCTGACGCCACTCTGGAGACATTTTAGTCCAAGGTTGACGCGCTTTGGCGTATTCAATCTCGCGGCCTAGTGCATCAATGATGCCCAGCGCCATCGCTAGGCGGTTCGCGCATTTCCTAGGCAGAGGCTCTAATGCGCAGATCGTCTCAATACTGACGCCGTCGACAAGCCTCCGAAGCATCAGCATCTCATCTGCAAAGCCATCTTCGCCGCTGTCCCTTTCATCGTCATAAAAGGCGAACGCGGCCATCTTATGACGAATTTCCTCTGTGAGTAACATTACCGTCTCAAGAAGACGGGCTGCAACTAATCCAGCTTTCCTCTTGTTGTCTTGACGCTTTTGGATCCCTGATAACAACGCAAGCCCAAGTGCTACTACAACAGCTAGCAATGTCCCTACTGCCGAAAGAGCTTCCCACATACAAATCTCTTGATACATCCTTTGAGCCCGAAGTAATCAAACTGTAAGATTCTGCGCAGCGTCCTTTAACCGCCGAACATAAATCTGCACGCACCGCTCGCCATTAATTTTTTTCTTTAAGAACGATCCGATGTTCTTTATTTCACGCACTCCGCGCCCTAGTTCGTGATTTGGCGTGCCAGGCCCCTGCTCAATATCCCTAAGCATGTCATTCATTTTTTTGCGTGCACCGGCACTCTGGTGAGCAATCCAGTTCCTGAGGGCTCGAGCTGTATCGATTAAACGCGAATCTTCATCATCCAGACCTAGAACCTTGCTCCTATAAGGTTCAGCGAGCCACTGTTGCGCTTTTTGCTTCATGACTGTCGAATCTTTGAATGTCGTGTTCCACCCAGTCGGGTCTATTGCCTCAGCGAGCTCATCAAGCGAGACATGGGCGGGCCTATTAAATGTGATTCTTCCAGCTAGCCATGGACTGTGTTTGTCGCTTGCCGACTTTTTGACTGCGGCCTCGAACGTATCCTGATACTGACTAAAGTCGCGATTAAGATATGAAACAAAGAGATCAGAGATAAAACATTCAAAATCAACGAATACGGCGTGCAACATATTCTTCGACATTAGCGAGATGTCCAACTTTTCATTCGCCGTCCCCGCCAGCGCCAACAAAACTCGGTCGTAGTGTGCAAGCTGATCATCAGCCTGTCGAAGAAACTCAGCAAGAACATCTTGCGGTCGAACCTTCCTCATAAACATTCCTTTTTTGTATTACCGAATCAGCGGCAGCAACATAACTCACCTAGCGAGAAGTTCCAATTCCCAATGGAAACGACTTTGCAATAGCTACCAACCAGTTGCCATGGAATGGCAATAATGGCGAAGGCTTCAGGGCCGCAGACATTGGTTTAGAGTCGTCGAGGCAAGATAAATGGTCATGGGCGAGGCTGTTACGAGCTACGAGCCCCACTGTCGTTCTCAGAACGACCAACGGCACCTTAAAAGCCCAGAGGTGGCGCCGGGTGAATTTATTTGACCGAGCGCGATAGCCATCCTAGACACCGTGCCCTGCCCGAAGCGCAGGCCTACCTAGCCGGCGTCTGGAATCAACTTCAGAAAATAGCCGCATGGGCCTAGTAGCCGCGTCGCTTCCCTTTTGGCGAATCTAGAGCAGTCTCGCCCCACTATTACCAGTGAGAGCTCGCATCCCGCGCCGCTCACACGCACGAGGAGTTCGCCATGGAGACCATTCAGTATGCATGTCTATACGCGATGATCATCATCACGATGCTGCGCCCATAGTGGCGCCGGCGGGTCAGCTCGGCCCGCCGTCTAAAAAATTCCGCATGCAGAATCTTCCCGATCTGTATCAGCGGACTCCAGGACTTCGCAGACTGAAGCGGATGTCGACTGGCGCGCCAGGCGAGCCAGATCGCTCAACCTCATCGTGCTCCGCGCCGCAATGCGGGCAAGCAACGACTTGGCAGTCGCGTTCGACGTCGTACTGCATCCTCGCCTCGAAGGGTTTGTCGCACCGCTCGCATCTGAAAGTCATAGCGCACCTCCACACAAGTGAGCTGCCGACAGTAGCGCGGATTCGGAGACAGCAAACTTCCGAGGTCACGCAGCTGACGCACGGTTACCGTTTCGGTGCGGGTGGAGCAGCAGGCGCAGGCGGCCTTACGCTTGTTGGGGCCGGCGGGTTTGCATTGTTGTTCTGTGATCCCGTCGTGGGCCGGCTGCGGGGCGGCATTGGAGTTGGCGCTTTACTTGACATAATTACCCCCATGTTTTCGTCGTGAACTCAACCCACTGGACCTTCGTCGCGGCGATGACGAGAAAGTCTGCAGGCATTGGAATCTCAGAGCCATCGTCAGCAAGCCAGCTAGGCTGCTCCATTACGAACTGGCCCTGACTTGGTTCAGATGGCCACTCGCTTGGCCATCCATAAAGCCTCCTCTCGTCCTCAAGGTGAAGTACGACAAATCGCTTGTGCTTCGAAAAGGCGCTAAACCACTCATTCGGATGAGACGTTTTGCTAGTCAGGCGAATGTCGCGTAGCCGTGAGTGAAGCCTGTCGTTGTTTGCGAGCCAGCTAGCGAGAAACCCCAGAAAAACGGCAACAGCGGCGGACCAAGCGGAATGCACGGTCGCACTCCAAGGACCAAAGCTGCTGCCATGCGCGCCCACCCACAATAGCATCGACTTAATAAGCAGGACGATATTGTGGGTAAGAAAGGTAAAGATTAGCGCTTGTACAATCTGACCAAATGTATCCGGCCGTTTAAAGGAGGTAAAACAATAAAAAATCCAGGCTGTTACGAAGCCAGGAATCAAATATTGCAAGAGCGGAATTATTTCCGTAACCAGCCCATCCATTGCACCGCTCCGCATTCCTAGCTGATGTCAGCTTATCCAAACTGCAGATCTGCTATCGACTATCCCGTCGAGCGCCTGCCAGGTTATTCGTCAACCCAGTGATCATCAACAAATGCTTCGGCCCTATCAATGCCGGCATCTATGGCATCCCCGTATGAAGCCCAACTGCCTTCAAACAGGTCGTAGACCACTAGATCCTGATGCCCTAGCCCTGTCCGTGGGGGCTGATGTTCTGGGGAAATGATTACCCCATTTGGCACAACGGAGTCCTTTGGGTATCTGAATGCGATGCGAAGCGTGACGCCTCGGTATTCATGAGTGACGCTTCCTAGCTTATCCATGAGTGGTTTGAACACTGTCTTGCTCCTACTTGACCCGCTCTGATAACGGTTCGCTCCAACCTAGCCCAAAACCTACCTTTCTCGCCACTAGCAGCAAAGAAGTCATGTCCTTCGGAGAACCGAATAGCCGGCGCCGAGGGCTCCCGGGCGGGATCTGGTTGTTTACAAGGGCGGCACGAGGGCTCAATCGATGCCGAAAACTGCGATCAAGCCGGATAAAGCTCCGATTAACCCGACGGTAGAGCTGATCCAGAACGCGGCCGCATCTCGGCGGTGCTTTTGCTCCTCACGGATAGCTGCTTTGACTTTCACAATGCCGTCCTCCGTCAAATAACTGGGCTCACGCTCGTCATTCTCGAATTCAACTCTATCCCAGAGTGCCTTGTCGGCCCGGTCGGGCATCGGAACGCCAAGACTGTCGGCTTTGCTCTGCCAGTAGGCTGTCAGAATCAAATGCCGCCACTCATATAGCTCATTGGAGCGCTGAATATGGTGCTGAAGCTGGCCGCTGGCATTGGCCTCTTCGGTGTGAGGCGGCTCATCCCTTGCCAGCGCCTCGGTCGCTTTTTCGCACCGGCGCAATTCCCGGCGCATTCGCAGGTAACGCAACGACATTTCTGTCCCTCAAGGAAAAACATCACCGAACATCCATGTTAACCACTCAACACCGTCCTGTCGGCCACTGGTTGGCGCCATAGCCAGAAAGGAGGGTGGACGGAAGTGACTCGACGATGGGGAATAACGCTGACAGAATACTGGTTATATAACCAGTATTCACGGCCATGTATTTTGAAATTCTTCCAACCTACGAGCGCGGCGTTAAGCGATCGGAGCGCGATCGGAGCGCCACCAAGCGCATCAGGGGCGACGTACAGATCTACCTCGACCAGTGGGGGCCACTGGGCCGGCAATCGCTCTGCGCGCATCTCTACAAATCGTCTCCCGACTTGCCGGATCTACTACCCCCGCTGTACGACGTGCGGCTGGATGGGATGGCGACCCTGGCACTCGTTATCGAGGGCGTCGAGTTCGTTGATGGGCGCATGTATCAGCAGGCTTGGCATTGCCAGATGCCTGATCACAAGTTCCAGGTGCCATGGACACTTTGCCCTCGCTCAGCCTTGGACGGGTTGATCTAACCCAGCCACCTGCCCGGCTCGGGCAGGAATATGTCGCATGTCAGCGGTATCGCGCGCCTGGATGCGCGTTGCATACCACAGAACGGGAAAGTGCCAACCTCGCGGAAAGCCGCATTCTAGATAGGGGTTGCGTTTTAGAGGAGGTCCGTAAGCTGGTTTCAACGGCCGGGAAAGAAATTTCACCTTCGAGTGGATGATCCGAACTCGGCCGTTATAACAACTAGGACACTTGCCACAGGAAGCAGTTATGGAATCTCGTCGAGGACTACTGATCAGCATTCAAGACATGTCGCATTTGACAAACAGCGGCTGCGACAAGATCACCCGGCTGGTTGCCGATCTGTTATCCGGCGCCGACATGCGCTTGATCAGCAGCCAGATCCTCCTTACCACCTGCGACATGCGAGAGGCCGCAAACCACGAACGGATGCATGCGGAGTTACAGCTGGACAAGGAGCAAGGCACCAACCCGTCAGACAGCAGTCATTCTTGA